GGCCGGACATGGGACAGCCCGCGCACCGCGGGGGCTGACCATGGACCGGCAGGCCGCCGCCGGCATCCAGGTAGCAGGCAGGCCACCTGTCCACAACCGGATTTCCCGCCGGCCGCGCCCGCCGCCGGCGGTGCGGCGGATCGGGTATCCGCCGCACTACTCAAGGAAATGCCTGCGCTGCAGGCATTTCCTCGAGCACGCTCTTCCGTACCCACGCCCCTACCCACGCCGTCGATGCGAGAAACGCCCGGAAACACTGGATTGTTGGAAATCATGCCGGACACGGTCGAGCGCGGCCGGCGTGCGGTGCACGTGTCCAGCATGTCCAGGCGCGGCCTACTGTGGTATGATCCGCATGGACACGCGCCGGGTGCGAAGTTTTTGGCTGTCCACGGAAATTGGATACTCCCCCGGGGTATATGCCGGCGCCGAGCCGCGCGATTTTTACCAGCGTTCTCGCGTTTTTTACGGTCTGTAAAATTATCTTCTCCAATGGGCGTAGGCACTTACGCTGTCCATGGAAGATCGCCCTTTTCACGGACAGGCAAGTGTGGGCATTCTTGACGTCCGGCCGGTGGCCGGGCCGGCCACGCCGTGCAAAACCCACCTGGAGGTACAACCGCAATGTCCACCCTACCCGCCCTCACCGCCGCCCAGCGGCGCACCGCGTTGAAGCAGGCGCTGCGTAACGTCGCGAACATCGCGGATATCGCAGACAAGGTCTGCGGCGTCCGGAACCTCTCACAGCTGACCATGGCGCAGCTGGACGCCGTCGCCGCTGCCGCCAAGCTGGACGTGTCCAATCTCGCGGCGCCGGCTGTCCAGGCCGCGCCGGCTGTCCACGCCGCGCCGGACGCGGTCGAGCCCGCAGCGGTCGAGCCCGACGCGGTCGAGCCCGACGCGGTCGAGGCTGCGCTGGGCGACACCGTGTCCGCCGCCGCCGTGGACGCCGACATAGCCGCTGTCCTGTCCAGCAGCTTCGCGGACATGCCGGCGGCGCTGCGCCTGCTGGCGCTGCGCGCCAACCAACCGCCGCGCGTGGTCGAGCGCGTCGTGACCGTGGACAAGATCGTGGAAAAGATCGTTCACGCGGACCTGCCGGTGGCGCCGGTCGCGGCGAAACCGGGCAAGGCGCCGGTCGTGTCCAAGCCGGTTGTGAAGCTCCTGCGGGTCGCAACCGCGCAGGAGATTTTCAAGATCAAGCATCCCGTCCTGGCGCGCCTGGAAGTCGCGGTCTACGACGACCCGCTGGCCCCCGCGATTGACCCGGCATACGTCTTTGACGGCGACGTTCTCGCCCTCGCCCTGCTGCGGTTGAACAACCTGCAAAACCTGCTGCTGGCCGGCCCCAAGGGCACGGGCAAGACTTCGTTCGCGGAGCAGATCGCGGCCTATCTTGGGCGTTTCTTCGCCCTGATCTCGTTTGACCGCACCAGCGAGATCGACCCGTTGATTGGCCAGATTGAACTGGCCGGCGGCAACACTTTCTGGAGGGACGGCGCACTCGTCGCCGCCATGCGCCGGCCCGGCAGCATCATCCTGCTGGACGAGCCCGACGTCGCCAAGGCCGGCGCGCTCGCGGCCTTGCACCCGGTCCTGGCCGGCCGGTCCATCCTGATCTCGCGGACCGGCGAACGTGTCCAGGCGGCGGACGGCGTGGCGTTCTTCGCCGCATCCAACACCACCGGGCACGGGGACGCGACCGGCACCTACGTGGATAGGAATTTGATGGACGCCGCCTTTCGCGACCGCTTCGCGGACATCGTCGTAATCGACTACCCGTCGGCAGCGGTCGAGCGCCGCATCCTGACCACGCGCACCGGGATCAGCCGGGCGGCGGCGGACATCCTGGTGGCGTACGCCCGCGCCACCAGGGGCCGCGCGGACAAAGAGCAGGACATCGCGCAGGGCCTGGGATTGCGCCGGCTGCTCGCCTGGGCCACCGGGCTGCTGGGCGGCGTCAATCCGGACCTCGTGTTCCGGTCGAGCATCGTGAACCAGCATTCTACGGAGGAAGGCGAGGTCCTGTGGCAACTGTACAAATCAACGGTCGATCAGGGCGCCCTCGTCGCCGCCGTGGACGCGCCGGACGCGCCGGGTTCCGACGAGGAACAGCCGGACACCGACGTGTTCGCCTGACGCAGCCGGTTCCCCTGCGCATGCTTGCGCAGGGGTTCCGGGTACGCCAGCCGGCTTACCTAACCTGGAGTAGTAAATGAGACAACATCTTACCCTTGAAGAGTTTCTGGCGGCAGCGCGGGAAAGCATGGCCAAAATGGCCCTGTACTACCGGCCGGACCGCAAGTCGAAAATTGGCAAGATCACCGTCGCCAGCCAGGGCAAGACCGGGTCCATTGCGTTCAAGTGGCGCGACGTGCGCGGCACCCGCATCCTGGACGCCCTGGTGAATTTCCCCGCCCTGCCGATTGCGGCGAAGCTCACCCGGCGCGAAGCCGAAATTTGGCTGGGGTACGCGGTGCACGAAATCGGCGGCCACGCCCTGCACACCGACACGGTGGCGTGGGACCAAGCGGTTGTGCAGGGGCGCGGTTTTGCACGCTTGGTGAATGGTCTTGAAGACCCCAGGATCGAGGCCTGCGCGATCCGGATCATTCCCGGCGCGCGCAAGCGCTTGACCGATCTTCTGGAGCACGTCCTGGACAAGGCCTTGGCCGGCGGGTACTCCCCGATGGACCCGCTGAACCTCGCGTTCACGTTCGCCCTGCTGGGTCGCGTGCGCCTGTCCGGCACGCTGTCCAAGCGCATCAAGGCTGACGTCGTGTCCAAGATGACGCCGGCCGCGCGCCGCTGGTTTCGCGGGCACCTGGACACGCTGGCGAATTGCAAAAGCACGGAAGACGTGGTCGCCCTGGCGCACGTGATCGCCGCCCAGGTGAAGGTTCCGGAACCGCAGAAGGGCGACGAGGGCGACCTGGGCAAAGCCCCCGACGAGCAGGAGCAGGGCGAGCAGAAGCCCGGCGAGCAGCAGGAGCAGGGCGAGCAGCAGGAGCAGGGCGAGCAGCAGGAGCAGGGCGAGCAGCAGGAGCAGGGCGAGCAGCAGGAGCAGGGCAAGCCCGGCGACGCCGACGCCGACGAGGGCGACGAGGGCGACGAGGGCGACGAGGGCGACGAGGGCGACGAGGGCGACGAGGGCGACGAGGGCGACGAGGGCGACGAGGGCGACGAGGGCGAGGGCGACGAGGGCGAGGGCGAGGGCGAGGGCGAGGGCGAGGGCGAGGAAGCCGCTCAGGAGCCCGCCCAGGAGCCTGGACAGGGCGAGGGCGGCGAAGCCCCGGCAGAAGAGCCCGACGCGCTGGACGACCCCCAGGACGGGCAGGGCGACGGCACCGGCGACGAGGGCGCAGGTACGCCCCCGCCCTGGACGCTGCCGCCCTCCGAAATGGCTAAGCTCCACGACCCGGAGCCGGACTTGGGCGACATGGCGCAGAAGATCCAGGACCGCTCCGACAAGGCCGGCGACGGCGGGCACCTGTACGGCGGCGCCAATGTCCTGCGCAAGGTCGAGGGCGGCGGCGACGGCGGCTACACGTCACGCCCCACCGGCCGCGCCCTGGACGAATTGCGCATCGCCGCCCGCCTGGGCAGCGCCAGGAACCGGGGCCTGCTGCGGCAAATCCTGGTATCGGCGGAACGGTCCGGCTGGAACGCGTTCGAGCGGTCCGGCGCCCTGAACCCGGCGGATATCGCGCGCAGTCAAACCGGCGACCAGAACGTGTTCCGGCGCCGCTGGATCGAGGAGGGCATTTCCACGACGGTGTCCATCCTGGTGGACGGTTCCAGCAGCATGAACGGCGAGGAAATGAGCCACGCCACCGCCATGGCGTACGTGCTCGCCGACGTCACGGAAAAATGCGGCCTGCAGTCGGAGGTCGCCGTGTTCCGCGACACCGGGCAGCGCACCGCCGCCCTGCCGGTGTTTGACAACGGCTGGCGCCCGGTGCACCGCCGCTGGTACGGCAGTAACGGCGACGACACCCGCATCGCCCCCGATGGCCGGCTCGACCGGACCCAGGCGAACGAAAGCAGCGACGGCGCGACGTGCGACCTGTTCCTGGTCCAGGAACGGGGGGAGCGCCTGTCATCCGCCCCCGTGCTCGACCGGTTCCTGCGCATGTTCACGGTGGCGTGGGGGGGCACGCCCGATTTCGCCGGCACCATGGCCATGGTCTTGAGGCTGGCGCGCAGCGAGGGCGACCGCAAAATCCTGTTTGTGGTCACGGACGGGTGCGGCAACAAGGACGCCATGAAATGGATTGTTTCGTGGGCCAAGCGCAAGTTTGATATCGACGTGATCGGCGTCGGCATCGGGTCGCACACGGCCGTGTACCTCAAGGAACAATACCGGTTGTGGACGGCGGCGAGCATTGCCCGCGCATTCGGCACCGGCCCCGGCGCCGGGCAGGCGTGGTCCGCGTTCGCCAGCGAAGCGCTCGCCCTGCTGGTGAAGCAGGCGCGAACCAACTTCAAGGCGCGCCGCGCGGGATAGCGCAGCCGGTTCCCCTGCCGCCAGCCGGCGGCAGGGGTTCCGGGTACGCTGTTCCCCGCGTGCCGCAACCTGGAGCCTCGACCATGTCCACCATCGAAGAACGCGCCCGCGTCCGGCGCGCTAGCTACATCCGCCGCGCCGTGGCGCAAGCCCGCGCCTTCAACCACACCATGGTCCGCCGCCGGCACGCGGGCGACGTGCGCGGCGCCCTGCTGGCGCGCGAGCGCCGCGATATCTGGCTTGACGCCGCACGCCGGGCGAAGGCCGGCGTTTCCCTGTGAACCGCCGCCGGTCCGCCCTCGGCCTCGCCGCCCTGCTGGCAGGCTGTTCCCACCCCCTGCCCCCGCGCCGCGCCCCGGGCGTCTGGGGGCCGCTGCCGCCGGACCCCTCGCCACCCTACCCGGCACGCCTTGAACGCCCCCAGGCGCCCGCCCTGGCGCCCTGGCGCCCGGTTCCGCCGGGCACCTACGCCCCCCCGCCGGCACCCGGCCCGTTCCCCCCGCCCCCGTTCCCCCCGGCGGCGGACCCGGCGAACCCGTACCCGGCGCCGGACCCCAGGCTCCCGCCGGACGCGCGGGCGACATGACCATGCCCCGCCCCGCGACCTGGACCCTGGTCAAGCCGGCCGGCCTGTGGTGCGCGCGCGTGGCGCTCGCCCCCGGCGAGCAGCCACCGGTCCCGGGTGATTGGCTCGTCGTGCGCGCCCAGTCGGGCCGCGTCCGCGAGGAGGTCGTGACCGGCACCGTGCGCGCCGGCCCGGGCTACGTGATCTGCCGCACGGCGAGCATGCCATGATCGCCCCCGTGCTGGTGCCGGCGGTCCTGGCCTGGGCGTTCCTCGCCTGGGGCACGCGCGTCGGGCGAGCCGGCGACGGTAACCTGTCCGACGTGCTCCACGGCGTCGGCGGCACGCTCGTGCTGGTCGCCCTGGTGAACCTGATCGCCGCCTGAAAAAACCTCCTGGTAACAGGGCAAGGGCCGGCGGGAAACCGCCGGCCCTTTTTCGTGAGTTCAATCCAGGTCCATGAGCGCCGCCATGAGAATGCTCAGGGCATCGGATTCGTCCTCGGTGAGTCGCGTGTTCGCGCGCACCCGGCGGGACACCCCTCGAAAGTGTCCATGGACATGATCGTGGACAGCCTGCTTGGACGCCTGCCCGTTGCCGGTGGCGGCGAACTTTCCCATGGACACAGGTACAGCCCGATACAAGATCCCAAAGTTTTCGCATTGGGCCATGAGCACGCCCATGAGCTGGCCGTACACGTGCGCGGCCTGGACACCCGTATGGGCATGGACACGCTCGTACGCCACCCAGGTAACGGGCATGACCTGGGTGAGCAGGTCCACCAGGTGCGCCGCAAATCTCAAGGGTCTTACGCCGGCGCCCTCCCCATCGCGGGGCTTCAGGTTCAGGCTGGACACGTCCACGCAGTCGAATGTCCCGCATCGCGTGGAATCATAGACCGCGATCCCGGTGCGCGTGCCGAGATCGATCCCGATACAGCGCCCCTGTCCCGGCAGCATGAACCCGCCGGCCAGCACCCGGGCGCGCCTGTCCAGCAGCATGCGTCTACGGCGCGCCGGCCGGACCCGTGCGTCGCCCCTGATCGAGGGCCCGGGCCGGTCGAGATCGTCGCTCAAATCAGCACCGGGCCGGGCCCGCCAGGACAAGTGACCCACGGGGGCCCGGGGGCCACCGCATGGGCCACCCAGCGAACCCATTGGCGTTGCTGCTGTTTTCCTCTGAGGTTACCCGTACCCCCCCTCTTCTCCTTATAACTAGAGATATAGGGAAATAAATAACCATACATAAAATCCCTATAGGAGAAGAGGTTTACCCCCCCGGGGCCCCCTACGTGGCTCAAGCACTTTGCCGTGGCATTCCAAGCACATACCCAGTGGCCCATCAATAAAACCCGGGGGCACTATAGTTAACATGTTGATTCATATACATTAAGTGCTGGGGCCCCCCTTCCGGAGGGGCACTACGTTGCTCGCGACGTCGTCCTCGGGCTCGGCCTGGGCCAGACCGCTCGGTGTCCCCGTACCACGCGGCACGCGGTTGACCGCCTTGGACCCGGGCACGAAATCGTCCGTGGACTTGTCCCGCTGGCCGCTCATGAACACCCGGCCGTGGCGCCACCAGTCCAGGCCCTCGACGTTGAGGTGCACGCCAAGCTGCCCCTTGACCTTGCGCCCGTCCTTCTTGCCCTCGTGCCGCACGGCATTGTACGTCCGCCTGAGAATGCCGAAGATCGCGTCCATCTCGTCACGCGCCTTGGTCTGCGCCGCCGCCGCCCAGCTGTTCGACTGGTAGATCCAGCCGAGATACGCCGCGCGGATGTCCTCGTTGGCGACCCAGCCGCCGCCGGCGTGCGCGATGATCGCATCGACCACGAACGCCCGCATGTCGTTGGTCCGGTCGTGCTCGGCGCGCGCCGCCTCGCGCAGCCATGCCGGATAGAAATGCTGCCCGCTGGACAGCACCTCGCCGGCGATCTTGTGCAGCACCTCGAACAGGATATTGCGCTGGCCGGCGAAGATCTCCTTGAGGTGCGGGTTCGCCGGCTCGGTGTTGGGAATGCTCGGGTCGTAGTCCACCGGCGCCACGAAATGCGTGCGCATCGGGAAGTACATCAGCCGGGACAAGGTGGCATCGGACGCATCGTTGTGCTTGAGCCGGCCGTTGGCGCACAGCCCGATCAATAATCCCAGCGTGCCCTCGAAATGCTCCTTGTACTTGCGCTCGATGGTGATCCGCTCGTTGGTCAGCAGCATCTTCAGGAGATCGTCGCCGATGACCTGGGCGATGGCCGGCGTCTCGTGCATCAGCCACGCCGCCTTGCCGATAAGCTCGGCCAGCCCGAAATCCTTGTTGAGCTTCTTGAGCGCCGCGCCGGACACCAGCGTCTTGCCGATCACCGCCGTCACGAGGTCCATCACCGTGCTCTTGCCGGTGTCGGTGTCGCCCAGGAACACGGCGCCCTTGTACAGGGGCTTGGCGCGGTCGCGCGGCATGCAGAACTGGCTCGCCCAGCTGAGCATCGCCATGACGAACGCGCGCTCGCGCACCGGGTCCTGCCAATGCAGCGCCGTGGGTTGGAGACGGTCGATCAGTTCGGCGCGCGCCGTCGCCACCAGGGCCGGCGTGATCCCGGGCTCGTACGCCGCCGCGATCCGTGGACAGGCGTGGGCCTGGAGCATGTCCAGGCGTGTGGCCATGCGTAGGCTGGACACCCCGGAATGATCCAGCATCCGGAGCCAGCCGTTGGCCTGCAGCACCACGCCGTGGCCGGCCTGCAGGGGCAGGTTCCAGTCGCCGGCTTGGCGCACCATCTCGGGATGGATCGCCAAGGTCGCGACGAAGTCCCGCGTCCGGTTGGCGGTCGCCGTGTCGCTGGCGTTGGCTCCGCACGCCGCCACGATCCAGCGCCAGAACACGGTGAACAGCTGCGCCGCGCGCTCGTCGCCGGCGTGCGCGTCGGCCGCCGTGTCCCAGGTGAAGGTCCCGGCGCCGGCGCCGTCGTTGTACAGCCACCATTCGCCGGCATGGCGCACCAGCCCCTTGTCCAGGCTGTCCAGCCACTGGCGGAACGCCGCCGCCACCAGCTTGGGATGATCGCCCGAATTATAGGGAAACTCCTGGCCGGCATTGACCAGGACGGGCGCCGGCGGCTTGCCCTTGAGCTTGGTCGCGCCGTACCAGTCCTTGACCTTGGCGCACAGCTGGCCGGGCGCCGTGCTCGGGTCGTAGCGGGAATCGTGGGGATCGATGGCCATGTCACGTCACCAGGAAACGATGCAGCAGGTTCGTGATGTCCTCGTCGGTCGCCGGGCGCAGCCGGTTGTCGCGCCGGATGCACAGCACATCGTGCATGTCGGCGCGGCCCATGCGCTGGACACAGATTTCCTGGAACCGCATCGCCGCCCTGGACAGCGAAAATTCCGGCATCGTCCGCCACGTTGCGACCAGCTGCCGGATGCGCTTGGCCGTCAGCGGCGTGTCGGACATCGTGCGCCAGAAGTCCTGCGCCATGATCGCCATGTCGGTATCGGCGATGCGGCGCCATTCCGGATCGTGCACGGCATCCTCGTATTGCCACCACGTGCCGGCGCACCACAGCACGGGGCCGTTGCCGCCATCGGCAAGGTCGTCCTTGAACGCCTTGGCCACGCGCTCGATCACGTGCGGGCGATGGCACGGGAACGCCGTGCCCGGGCTGTCCAGCTGGTGCCGCTGGATGAGGTCGCGCAAGTCCTTGTTGGGGTCGTCGTGCACGTCGTTCATGAGCCTGCTCCCGTTCTCTCGTGTGTCTTCATCACCGACCGCACCACCGTCGTCAGCTCGCCTTGGGACAGAGGCGCCGGCTTGCCGCCGGCGGCGCGCACGCTGTCCGCTGCCTCGACGGAGCGGGCCAGGAGGTTCAAGATCGCGTCGTCCTCGGACAGGCCCCGGCGCACGAGCCAGCCGGCGACCTGCGCCGCCGCCACGTTGCGCCCGCCCTTGAGCACCAGCTGGCGCTTGATCTCGGCCCATTCCGCGTCGGACTTCGCCGGCTTGGCGGGCTCGCCCCCGCTGCCATTGGCGCCGCCGGCCTGGAAGAGGGCGCCGGCACGGGCCTCGGTGGCATGGGTGCGCTCGACCGTGGACAGGACAGCGGGCACGCTGGACCATGCGCCGTCCTTGGTCCGTGACAGCTTGATGCCGAACCCGTGAAGCTCTTCGAGCAGGGCCCCGGCCTTGCACGTGCGCCCGGGCTCCAGGCGCAACACCTTGGCAACCGCGCCGCCCCGGTTCATGTTCGCCGTGCAGGGCAGGCGCAACCCGCCGGCACAGTGGCACACGGCGGGATCGCCGGCGAACACCCGGGCCAGTTCCTGGTTGATCCGCTCGATGAGCACGTGGCCCGGCACGCCGGGCGCGCCCGACCCATTCGATCCGACCGTGCCGGCGCCGGCTACCAAGGGCACATCGAAGTGCCAGAGGGCTTGGACACCGCCGCCGGTGGCCACGATCACCGAAGGCCTGTGGACAAGGCTGTCCAGGGCGGCCACGACCATATCTATATACCGGGCCTCGGCCTGGCGGGGCTTACCCACCAGGTCAATATCCACCCAGGCGTACTGGAACACCCTGGCGTACGCCTTCTGGGGACCGGGCGCGTCCATGGCGAAGCGCGCACCCTTGTAATAGAGATTGCGTCGGCCGGCCCACTCGCTGGCGAACTCGATCACGTCGCTGGCGTCCAGCACCGCAAGCTGGGCCACGCCGGAACTCATGAAGCTTTCCCGGGATGCATCCCCGGGTACGGCGACCAACCAGATCTGGGTGTCGGGGAGGTGATCCCCGCTATGGGAAGTATTTATCGATTTAAGGTATTCGAGCGCGGCTTTCCCTGCGCTGGACATGGCGCATCCTTGGTTTGACTGGCAGTGAACAGACTAGCATCAGGCTCGTGTTGGGGGTCCGGAGCCTGCGCCCGAAGCCCCGGAAGTGTCAAGAAAACGTCGCTCAACCGTAACGCGCAGTGTATTTCAAGCCGGCGAACTTGGTTTCGCAACCGGAGCGATTTACCCGTTCGGCGTAGATCGACGCAGATCGGCGTAGACAGGGCTTGCGTGTCCAGGACAATCCCCCTATATCTCGAACAGGCGCTCCTGGACAGGGAACGCTGGCATCCTGATCGACTCTGGCAGGTCGAGACGGACAGACTAGGCAGTCGGGCCCCGCCGGGTGAAACTCCCGGCGGGGTTTTTTCATGGTCCCTTGCGCCGGCCGCCGGCGCGGCTTATGTTCTCTCATTGGCGTATACGCCACTCGGGGAAGATCCCCCTTCTGCCAGGAGAAACCGCGTAATGGCCCGTCAACGTACGTGCATTCTGTCGCTGGTCGAGCAGACCGGCGCCGTCGTCAACCCGATCAGTGGCATCCCCGGCGCCAGCCTCCACGGCGGCGCCAACGTCGTGGTGTCGCGCATCCTGGTGATGGATGCCCCCTATGACGCCTTGTTCAAGGACGTCATGAAGGGCACGCCGCACGCGCGCTTCAACGGCACGACCAAGACCTGGGACGTGAACCTGTTGAATGCCGCGCCCGGCGTGGTGCAGCAGGTCCTGCTCTATCTCACCAGCGCGCCCTTCCTGACGGGGGCGCGCGACCGGCAGTTCGACATCGCGCTCAACCCGGAACTCTGCGCGCTCGCCAGCACCGCCCTTGCGGGAGGTCCGCTGCCCACGCTCTACGATTGGGCCGGCGCCAGCGTGGTCGCGAACGGCACGCACTGGGTCGCCTGCAGGGATCTCGCGGCGCTGCTCGCCGACATGGGACTTAGTACTCTGCCGCCGCCGGCGCCAGTACCACCGGTCGTGCAGTCCTACCGCCGCTCGCGCTTTCCGACCGTGCCCCAGGTGCCGGTCGCGGCGCCGGCCGCGCCCTACCAGCCGTCGCCGGCCGTGAACCAAGCCGCTGCCGCCGCGCAGGTCCATCGTCCGCCCGACCACGGCGTGACGCCCGATCCGACCGAGCCCGAGAGCGAGATGACCGAGGCCGACCCGGTGAGCTTGGCCGGCAGCTACGACAGGAACGCGACGACCGACACGGAACTGGCCACGATATCGCGCAACGTGACCGGCAATCTCGCGACGCTGCCGGCGATGCCGACCCATGTCGGCACCAGCGAGACGCGGAAGCTCTACACGCACCAGCGCGAGGCGCTGGCGCGCATCGACGCCGCGATCAACCTGGCTCAGGGCGACCCGACGCGGCTGATCCTGGCGCACGATCCTGGCCTGGGAAAGACCACGACGGCGGTGGCGTTCGCCGCGCAGCACAAGGTGCGCCGCGTCGTGGTCGTGTGTCCCGAGCGGGCGCGCTCGCTGTGGGCCGAGCACTTCCAGCGCTGGGCCGGGCGCGAGACGTTCCGCTATGGCGTGGACGCCAGCGCCGGCCGTGAGTGGTCCGAAACCAAGGACGGCGTGCTGATCGTCGGCTATGCCTCGATCATCAAGCAGTCGTTCGCGGACAAGCTGGGCCGGGCGCCGTTCGAGGGTGATCTCTTGATCGTGGACGAGGCCCACTATCTCGCGAGCAACAAGAGTAAGCGCTCGCTGGCCGTGCGTAACATTGCGCAGCAGTTCCAGCACGTGCTCATGCTGACCGGCACGCCGATGCTGGCCCATCCCATCGAACTCTTTCCCCTGCTCAATCTCGCCAACGCGCACGCGTTCCCCAGCTACTGGCAGTTCGCCACCAAGTTCGCGGGCGCGCGCAAGACCAAGTTCGGTTGGGACGTCAAGGGCGCCAGCAATCTCCCGGAACTGACCCGCCTGCTCGCCGGGTACATGCACCGGGTGCGCAAATCCGACGCGGATCTTCCTCCGAAGCGCCGGGTGTCGGTGCCCATCGACCTGGAGAACACCGACCGCGCCGACATGGAAGACGCCGTCGCGGAAGCCGTCGCCGGCATGAAGCTGCCGACCGGCATTCCGGGGGCGGATGTCCACGACGGGGGGCAGGCCTCGCAGATCGCGGTGTCCGGAAGTATTCGCCAGATCGTGTATGAGGCGCGCCGGGAAGAAACCCTGGAGTGGATCGTGGACTGGGCCAAGGGGAGCCCGGACAAGAAGCTCGTGGTGTTCGCCTGGAACAAGGCGGTGGTGCACGATCTTGTCCAGGGCATGACCGGGGCGCTGGGCCTGACCGCGCCCGAGATCGTCGGCCTGACCGGCGACGATCCGATCAGCGTGCGCGACGAGGCGATCAAGCGCTTCAACACCGACCCCGACCTGCGCTTCCTGGTCGCGACCATCGCGTCGTGCGGCACGGCCTACGACATGCACAAGCAGTGCGCCGATGGGGTCTTCGTGCAATGCGACTGGACCCCGGGGTCGATGATCCAGGCCGAAGATAGATTGGGCCGCGCGCCCGGCGGCGAGCCGGTGACGTGGTACTACCTCGCCGCCGCCGGCACCATCGATGAGCGCATCATCAAGACCCTGATGAAGAAGCAGGAGACGTTCCAGGCCGTGGTGGACGGCGGCGTCACGCCGGCCAACCATTTCGAGGATGTTCTTCACGAGATCCTGCAGTGGCGCGCCGAGCGCGCCGCCGCCAAGGCGGCGCGCGCCAAGAAGGAGGCCGTGGCATGAGCAAGCATGCATGGCGACCGCTGACACGGAGCAACACCGTCAAGCCGCTGACGCAGGAAGACATCGACCTCGCCGTGTCGGTGACCGGCGGCGCCGCCGACGAGATGCGCGCGGCGCTTGAGCAGGAAGTGAACCGCTGCGAGTACTGGATCAACGACCTCTATCAGGTCCAGGTCCGCAGGTTCGACGGCAAGATCCCCTGCGTCCATCTCAACATCAGGCGCCGCGACGGTCGCGTGATCCTGCGCGACTGGCGGCACTTCCAGAACATCAAGAACGAGCTTGTCGGTCCCGAGTGCGAGGCCATCGAGCTTTACCCTGCGGAGAGCCGGCTCTCCGACACCGCCAACAAGTACCATCTGTGGTGCGTGGCCGATCCCACCTATCGCTTCCCATTCGGGATGCAGGGCCGCGACGTGATCGACAAGCCCGACGTGCAGATGAAGCCGGGCTTCAGGCAACGCAAGTTCAACAACGTCACGCATGAGGAACCATGACCATGCTCAAGCTCACGATCACGGCGATCCGCGAACCCATCGGCAGCGGCCCCGGCGAGGTGATGGCGCGCAACGCCACCGATCAGGCGGTGAAGATCGCGATCACCAAGAAGGACTGGCCGATGTTCACCGACGCCGACCTCGACGTCGGGGACAGCGCCGACTACGACCCCAAGACGCGCGCCTGGACGCGGGGGTGACGCCATGGCCGATGTGCTGTGGATCATGGGGTGTTTCGGCGTCATGGCCCTGTGCGCCGCCGCCCTTTATCTGTTCGTGATGTTCGCATGAGCGCCGATCTTTCGCGCGGCGACATCGCCTTGGCGGCGGCGCTCTACGCCAAGGCGCACGCGCCATGGGGCTGGCAAGCCAAGCTGCGCAGCAGGCTCGCCGCCGCCTACATGCAGGGCGCGTACGACGCGCTCATGATCTACCAGACCGCCGGCCAGCCGATAGCGAACCCTGTCCACCGACCGTTTCAACCTGGAGAGCCCCATGTCTAAGGCCCGACCGATTGGTCCGTACATCGTCAACCTGCCGCTGAACTACCAGGAGCGCGAGATCATCGCCGAAGCCGCACGCGTAACCGGAGTGCCCGTGCGCACGTGGATTGCGCGCATCGTCGTCGGCGCGGCGCGCTACCAGATCGCCAGCGACGCCGTCGCCTTCGTGGACGAGGACGGCGTGGTGTACCGGGAGCCACGCCCATGAAGAAGCTCCGCACCGGCAGCGCCTACGGGCGCAAGCTCGTGGACGAGGCGCTCGCCTTGGGCTGGGACGCCCGGCGGTCCGGCGGCAACCATCTCCAGTTTAACAAAGGAACCAAGCGCGTCACGGCGCCTGGCACGCCGCGCGATGCCGACCGCAGTCTCAAGAAGACGCTGTCCAGGCTGCGGCGGTTGTCCAGCCTGTCCATGGTGGCGGTGTAATGTATCCCCAGCCGCCGCCGGCGGGTCCGGCGTAACCCCAAGGAGGTTGTCTACCATGTCCACCGAGCACGTCATCGTTACCGAGCCGCCGCCGGCGCCCCCGCCCGAGCCGGTTCCGGCATCCGAGCCGGGCCAGGACTATCTCGCCGCCGAGGCCTTCGCCCGGTCCGCCGTCGAGGCCAAGGCCGAAGCCGAGGTCCAGGCCATCGCGTCGGCCGCGCTCACCACCGAGCGCGGCATCCAGTGCGCCAAGGCCCACGAGCTTGTGGACCTGTGGTTCTTTGGCGAGTGGGACGAAGCCAAGTTCCGCCGCTGGGCGGTGTTGACCGGGAGCGAAGATCCCCCGGCGCTGGGCAAGATCATCGCCGTCATGGGCCTGCTCCTGGGGGGCATGACGCCGCCCCCGCCGCCGGCACGCGAGGTTGCGGAGTACACACCCCAGCCGACCTTTGGCGTCCAGCCGCCAGAGGCGCCACCGCAGTACTGACGTTCGCCGATGCTCAGCCGGCGATGGCGCCGGCTGAGCCCTTTCACCTGGAGGTGATCGTGACCGACCCCCGCAACCCTGGACTGGACGAGTTCACCGAGCGTGTCCACGACGCGCTCGCCGATGGCTTTGGCGAGCCGCACTACGCAGCGCTACGCATGACGGCGATGGATCTGGTCAAGGCGAACCCGGTGCTGCTGCCGATGATGATGCTGCTGGTCGTGGTGCTGGATCGCATGAAGTCCCTGGAAGAGGAGAGCGAAGACCGCTGGCACGAGCGGTTGGCCAAGATGGAAGCAGAGGCCAACATCACGCCGGAAAAGCGCGCGTGGATGCACCAAACGATGTTGCGGATCAAGCAGGAGTACCAGACGAAATTCCCGGTGGCGCCGTGACCGACAGCGAGCTTGTCCGGCTGCGCTCCGAGATCGAAGCACTGAAACTCTACCGGGCGCTGATCCGTTCGGCCCTGGTCGAGCTTTACTACGAGCTTCAGGAAGCCGGCGACGTGCCGATGAACACCCGCATGATGCAGGCCCTGCATCGGCTGGCGTTGATCAACTCCACCGACCGCGAACGCCTGTCCGATACCTTGCATGTGTATCGGCTTCGCTCAGCCTTGGGCACCGCCGACCAGCACACCCTGGACAAGGAACTGCTGTCCACGCTGTCCAGCATCGCACCGTTCGTGCCGGCGCCGAGCATCACTTGAACCTGGGGATAAACAATCTTATGGGCGCACTCGAAAACCAGCTGATGGAATGCGACAAGGAGATCCTGGTCGATCAGATCAAGCAGCACATGCGGCACATCGACGGCTTGATCGAGGCCAACAACGACCTGCTGGAGCGCTCGCGCGAGATCGCGCGCGAGAGCGCGACGTGGCACGAGCTTGCGTTGACCAGCGCGCGTACGCTGGCTAGGGTACGCGCCGAAATTACCGAACTGGCGAAGTCAGTCACGACCACCGCGCACAGCAGCCCGGCGGTGCGCGTCGTCATGATGCAACGCATCTTCGACCGGCTGACCGCCGCCATCGACGGAAAGGATACTGCATGACGAGAAGCGTGTTGCGCGACGACGCGATCCTGGTGCGTGATGCATTGCTCAGCTTCATGACCAAGCGACGTGTCAAGTCGCAAAGCGAGTTCGCGCGTGCGTCGCAGGTGTCGCCCGGCCTGCTGTGCGACGTGATCCAGCTGCGCCGCAATCTTTCGCCGCAGAGCGTCGAGCGCATAACCAAGGCCTACAGCATGACGCGGCGGCAGGCCGAGCATCTCAATTACTGCGCCGCCCGCGCCGCCGGCTGGAAGCTGCCGGAACTGACGGAGGCCCAGCGCATCGCCATCGTCGCGCCCGACCCGGACTTGCTCCATCCCGAGCGCAGCAGGCACGCGCACAAGGAACCCAAGACGCTGGGGCGGACCAAGCGCAAGGTCGTGGTGGTGAACGCCAAGCCGAAGATCCCCAAGCCGAAGAAGCCGCCGCCGGCGCGCGTCCTGGCGGTGCGCGCGCCGCGCGTCGCGGTGACGACGGTGCCGCCGCCGGACATGCGCCCGACCGGGTTCACGCCGCCGACCTTGGAAGCCCTTACCGCCGACATCGAACGGGAGTTGGCATGATGGACAATCACCAGATCGGCGACGCGCCGGCCGACGCAGCCATCCAGCGCGAGATGATGGCGGTCGCGCGCACCATCGACATGTGGCTCAAGGACCGCACGGCGCCGGTGCCGTGGGGCTTCATCATCATGATGTTCCCGCTGGACGATCACGAGGGCCGCTGCAACTACATGTCCAACGCCAAGCGCGAGGACATCGTCGTGCTGCTCAAGGAACAGATCCGACGCTTTGAAGGGGGGGCGGAAATACCCCCGGGGCACGCATGACCGACGCCCCTCTCCGCAAGGCCCTGGACGAAGTCTTTCGTGGCCACGAGTGGATCGACTTCGACTGGAACGGCTGGCGCGAGCGCGCCCGGCAGGCCTTGGCGTCGCCGCCGGTCGTGTCCATGGACACCGGCCACGGCGATGTCGGCGCCGCCGGTGCCGAGCACATCGATACCAGCGACATTCCCGAGGTGCCGGCGGAATGGTTCACGACCGCGAAGCTCACGGAGCCGAAGTAAATGACCATCGCATTCAACATCGACGGCGCGATCCAGAGCGGCATCGCCGTCGCGCAAGGCCGCAAGACCTGGGGCGGCCACGACCGGAATACCAGCGTAGGCAGTTCCGAGATCGGCGGCTGCATCCGAAGGATCTGGTACGGCAAGCACGATGTCCCGGCGGACGATGGCTTTGTCCAGGACTGGGGCGCCGCCGAGCGCGGCAATGCCATCGAGGACTGGATGGTCGTGCGTGTCCAGGACGCGCTCAAGCATGATCCGGCCTACGCCGACTGGGAACTCAAGCACGCCGGCGCCGACCAGATCACCCTGGTGGACACACCCCAAAGTGCGACGCCCGACGGCGTGCTCGTGCACAGATCGGGTGCGGCGATCACGCTGGAGATCAAGTCCCAGGACCCCCGGATTTACGAGACGAGCATCGCACCCCAGGTGGCACACAAGCTTCAAGTCATCCAGGCGATGGGCCTGGTGCGCCGGCGCACCAACTACAAGCCGGACAGCGGGATCTTGATCTACGTGAACACGAGCTTCGTGAACCAGTACCGGCCCTATCCCATCGCCTACACCGAGACAGGATACGAGGCTTTGCGCCGGCGCGCCGAGTCGATCATGAACGGCGCGTGGACCGTGGATAAACCGCCTCCCGCAGAAGGCATCGCCGAAGGCGGCAAGGAGTGCCAGTACTGTCCATGGCGCATCCAGTGCACATTGAAGGAGATCGGGAGATTGCCCCTCGATGTGAAGCCGGTGCCGGCCGCCGCCGTCGCCAAGCTCCACGAGCTTGCCGTCATACGCAAAGAGCTTCTCATGCGCGAGCACGACGCCGAGGCGAGCAAGAAGAGCGTCGAGGCCGAGATCATCAAGCTCATGGAAACCCACGAGAGCAAGCGCGTCGCCGGCGACTGGGGCTCGCTCTCCGTTTACAAGGCGCACTCGCCGCCGGTGGTCATGCGCGACAAGCTGGAGGAAGAGGTCGGCAAGGAGCGCATGCCGGAATTTTTCAAGGAAGGCACGCCGTACATCCGGATCAACGTTGCACTGAAGTAGGTATCTACGCTAATTTGAGAACTTCCGCCGGGACGTAGCCGCACCCGGCGGGATCTCCCGGCGGCTAATTCGCAAACCAAGGAACGCGCAAACCATGACTGGCAATAACGAGATCGCGACCCAGACCGGCAGCACTGCCGTGGGTCACACCGCCCCCGACGCCCTGTACCGGGCGCACCACGACGAGAGCAAGAACCTCCGCGCCGGACGGATCTTTCTCAAGTACTCCAAGGGGGATTGGATGATCGGCAAGGATGCCGAGGGCTTCCACGACAACACCTTCCACTTCGTGCCGGCGATGGACCTGTTCGAGAAGGGCTGGCAGTGCTGGTCCGGCGGACGCCCCATCGATGAGCGCTTCGTGCCCTACGGCACGCCGCCGATCCTCGAAAGCACCCTTCCCGATCATGGCCCGTACGCCGCCAAGAACGACGGCTGGACCGAGGCCTTGAAGTTCCCGCTGATGATCGTGCCCGGCGGCAAGAACACCACCGCGTGGCTCAACGTGGAGTTCTCCGCGTCGTCGGCCGGCGGCAAGAACATGATCTATTCGCTGAGCCGGCAGTTCAGCGAGAAGATCAAGCTGGGCGAGATCACCGCACAGAAATCCTACGTGCTGTGCCGCGCCGGCTCCGATCACTACATGCATCGCGAGTTCGGCAAGGTGTTCTACCCGACGGTGGAGATCATCCAGGCGCTGTCGATGGACGAGGTCCAGGCGCTGCTGTCCAAGGCGGTGACGACCAACGCACCCACGGGTGACACGCCGGCGGTGACCTCGACGCCGGCCACGCCGACGACACCCGATGCGCTGGATCTCGCGAAGGTCACGGTCACGGTGGCCCCGACGGGTATCGTGAAGCCGGACGGCACGCCGGTTCAGCCGGCGTGGGTCAACGCTCCCGATGCCGCCGACGCCGAGGACGTGTCGGAGGAAGAGGCCGAAGCAGAACTGGCCTTGGCCGAGGCCAAGGCGAAGCTGGCGCGCGCCAAGGCGGCGAAGGCCAAGGCGGCGATGTCCACGTCGGCGCCTGCAGTCACGGTGCCGCCGCCGGAACCTACCGCGCCCGAGCCCACGCCGGCGAAGAAGACCACCAACCGCCGACGCGCCACGGTTTGAGCCGCGCTGCCTGACCAGCAGCTAGTGGGGGTGGCTCCCCTACGATGAAGCCGGGTGGTTCCGGCAACAATCAGCCCTCTGGTCGAAGCTCGACCCGCGATGGTGGTAGCGCCAGCGAGGCAACGTGGAGGGGACAGCCCCGATGATAACGACCTCGCCCACCGACCTTTTGCCAGATCCTTTCGCCGCCATGCGCAAGCCGGCCCTGCCGGCTTACGACTGGACGGCGGGCAAGAATCTCAACCTTGTCACCACTCTGGACGACGTGCGCGATGTTCGCGATTGGATGGATCTTGTCATCGACAAGTCCAAGCGCAAGCCGGCGCTGATCTCGCTCGACATCGAAACCTACGGCCCGCCGGAACTATGGGCCGAAGCCGTCCGGCTGGGCGCCCAGGTCAGGGCGATCAAGGCCAGGCGCGACGCGCTCCCGCACAAGAAGCGCCGCAGCCCTATCGAACAAGCCACCTGGGACACGCTGAACGCCGAGCAGCTTGCCATCGAAGCCTTGGCCGATGAGATGAGCGCACGCTCGCGAAGATCCGGATTGATCGCTGGCCTGAACAAGGTGCGGCTTGTCCAGCTGTACGCCGGTGGACAGAACGTCTGGACACTGGACATCCTGAAGCTTGGCGCCGTCACCGACGTCCGCGCCCTGCTCAAGGACCTGATCTACAGGTCTAACATCCAGTGGGTCGGGCACAACATCCAGTTCGACGTCGCGATGCTCTACGCCATGACCTGCGGGGCGAACGCGCCGGCCGATGGCTACCTGCCGGCGCATGTGCCCCACTGCTCGATGCTGCAGGCGCAGGCGCTCCTGTCGTTGTCCTACATCCGCAAGAACCTGGAGACGCGCGTCGGCATTGTGCTCAATCGGCCGCTCGATAAATCGCAGCAGGTATCCGACTGGGGCCGGCCCGATCTCAGCGAGGCTCAGCTGGTCTACGCCAGCATCGACGTGATCGCATCCTGGGACCTGTGGCACGCCCAGCACACGATGGTCATGGAGCGCACCAGCGCCGTCGAGGGCCTGGAGAACTGCGGCGGCGTCTACGAGATCATGCGTAACGCGATCAGGGGCACCGCCCAGATCGTCGCCGCCGGCGTGGAGTTCGATCTTGTCGAGCACACCAAGGTCGCCGGCACGGTCCAACATGAATATGACCGGCTGCGCCTGGAGATCGAGCACGAGCTTCAGCGGCTATACGCGGACACGGCCAGCCCGCAGATCGATAACGTTAACTCCACGGTGCAGTGGAACAAGCTGATCCTGGCGTGGCTCACCGAGATCCAGAAGAAGGAATGGCCGAAGACGGAGAAGGGCGCGCTCGCCGTCGGCGGCGGCGATATCAAGATCGCACTCGGCCGGGACATCGTACCATTGGCGCTCACGGCGCTGCTCACGACGTTCCAGAAATACCTAGATGTCAAAACCCAGCATGACCGGCTGGGCTTGAAGTACCAGCGCTGGGCCGTGGAGATCCGGCCTGGCCGCTATCGCCTCTTTCCGGGATACATGATCGGCGGCGCCGAAACCGGACGCTATTCCGCGAGCGACCCGCCTCTCCAGCAGATCCCGCGCGAGGACGAGTACCGAAAACTTTTCGTGGCACGGCCCGGTTACAAATTGGTCGTGTGCGATTACGGCCAGATCGAGGTGCGCGTGGCGGCGGTGCTCTCGGGCGATGGGGTGTTGCTCGCGGCCATCGAAGCCGGTCTGGATATCCACGCGATCACGGCCCTCGCATGCTTTCACGATCACCCGGCTGTCCAGACCCTGCTGTCCACGGTGGGCTACACCGGCACCAACTGGTTCGAGATCGTGCACCTGGACGAAGTGCGCGCATTTTTCAAAGGCCGTGGCAAGAACCTGCGGCAGATGGCGAAGAACTCGATCTTTGGCCTGATCTATGGCCAGGGACCGACCAACCTGATGCTGAAGATCTTCTTGGATGTCGGCATCTGGGTGACGGTGCAGGAAGCGGGACGTATCCAGGAGATGCTCCTGGGGGCGTACCCCGGCCTGCGCAAGTGGATCAACCGCACGCGGTCCATCGCGGAGGACACGCATCTGGCGTGGACACCGCAAGGCCGCTGCTACGACGTGGACACCAACTGGTACACCAAGAGCATCAACACGCCATGCCAAGGGGGTGCGGCCGAGATCATGCTGGAAGCGATGAGTGCGTTCCCCGACGCGTTCGGCGATCACGCCATCGACGGCTATCTCGTGATGACCGTGCACGACGAACTGATCGCCGAAGTCAAAGCGGCTCATGCGCAGCGCGCGCTGGATCTCATGCAAGAGACGATGGTGATCGCGGCGATCAACCTGTTCCCCAGCATGCCCGTGCACAAGCTGGTCGAGGGTGGGATCGGCGACAACTGGAAGACTGCCAAGGAGGGCAAATGACCACGGTGCACGAGATCACGTCCGGCGTTTGCCCACACTGCAAGCTGGTGCTGGATCGGCATCTGAACGCGCTGGACGACAGCTATGTACCATGTCCCGGCACGGTGACGCTGTGCGCCGGCTGCTCGTCGGTGCTGGTGTTCGATGAGCACATGCAGTTGCGCGAGATTACGGCGGAAGAACTGGCTACGGCGCCGGGCCACATGCTGCAGCTGATGCGCGAGATGTTCGACTACCTCAAGCGCATTCGCGACGAGGAAGGCAAATGACTGTCTCACCTCGTGTCGCCGAAGAGATCGACACGCTCGTCGCGGCGCACCCGGAGCGCGCCTGGCTCGTGCCGCGCACGATAGGGATCGGCGGCAAGATCGGCCATGGCAAGAGCACGCTGGCGCGGATGATCCAAGCCAAGTTCGAGCACCTCGAACTGGCGTTCGCCGATCATCTGCGCAATGTGTGCGAGATCCTGCTGGGCCTGCCCCCGGAGTGCATGTCCGATCCGGCGCTCAAGGCGGCGCCGCTGGTCGGGTTCGACAACGGGCATGTGTTCCCGTTCGACGCGCGCAACCCGGTCGCCCTGAACCTGCAGATCGACAAGGCGCTGGGCGTCGCCTACTGCGTCGGGGCGGACGTCTTCACCGACGCCGGGGTTGTCCAGCCGATCAAGTATCGCGCCGTGCGGCAGACCTTCGTGGTCGGTCCGCGCGACATGGCGCCGCACGGCGTGCGACGCGCCATACAGATGCGCTTCCTGCAGCACATCTGGATGCCGCTGCGCAACGGCAAGGTGTTCAGCCCGCGCGAGATCCTGCAGCTGGTCGGCACCGAGATCTTCCGCGCCGTTGATCCGACGATCTGGGCCTGGGCCTGGACCCAGCAGGCCGAAGGCCACGACGTGGTGGCGCCGGACGTGAGATTCTCGAACGAGGTGAACGCGATCCGCGAGCGCCAGGGGGTTTGCATCCACGTGTCCAGGCCTGGACACAGCGCGCTGTCCAACCACGTGTCGGAACTGTCCCTGGACACCGCCAACTTCGATTTCATCCTGATCAACGACGGCGACCTCGAAGACCTTTGGCTCGCCCTGGTCGGCATCCTGGATAAATACTCCCGGACGCGCACCGCGCAGGGCACCGAAAACTATCTCAAGGCGATGACGGCGTGAGCCATGCCCCGGCCTTACATCAAGCACGGGAAAACAGTTGGCAGATCCGCCGGCAAATCCGTGTACGTGCCTCACAAGACGGCGTTGCACCGCGTCGGCGCCGTGTGGCTGGCGGCGCACGAAACCGTGTGGCCGTCGGCCATGTACCATCGCCGGCGGGCCTGTCTCGATGTGCTGTGCGCAGTGATGGGATTGATCGAGGTCGAGCGCATCACCTGGGAAGACGTCGTGAAATTCGTCAGGCATCGCCGCCGGCAGGAGATCTCTCCGATCATCATCGGCGTCGAACTCAAGACCCTCACCCTGCTGCTCGAATGGTGCCAGCGTTACGGCATCGTCGGCGATGTCGCCACGCACGGGCTGCGCGTGCGCGATATCGATCCGCAGTGGCAATCGTCGCCGCTGCACAAGCTGGCCCGCATTCACCTGGAGGTGATCAATGCCAACCGAAGATGATTTGCGTGAAGCGTTGGAGGGCATGGTCGATCAGTTCGCCTATCGCATCCGCACCAAGGAGGGAGGCCGCGCATTCTGGACCGGCGGCTTGTCGGCGCTCGAACAAGCGTTTCATGTCCTGGGCTGGGCTGATCCACACGAAGTGAGCGATGGCGCCTGCGAGATCGCTGGCTGTCACGATTGGGCGACCTGCGTCGGGCCCTATCCCCGGTCGCGCGCCAAGGCGAACACCGATCCGAACATGATCGGGTTCGGCTTCCTGTGCACCAACCACTACTTCGCCTGGAGCGGTCGGGAAGCCGTCGCCGCCGAAGATCTCGGGAGAGCGAAATGACCCAGCGATTGTTCCACGTCGAGATGCTCGTCAAGGAAACCAAGCTGTGGGATCTGCTCGATGTCATCGAGAAGACCGCCGGCGTCGGCGATCTCAAGGTGCGTCACGTGACCGAAGCACCGAAGCTGTCGGACAACGTGGACGTGTCCACGACGCAGCTGGCGCTGCCCGATGTCCAGCCGGCGCCGATGTACGGAGAGAACCTGATCAAGGTCCTGCATGCGATGTCTGACGAACCTGTCAGTCCGCGTAGCCTCGCTGGTCCGACCGGGCTGCGGCCGAAGCAGGTCGCGATGGCGCTGTACATCCTGCTGCAGAAGAAGCGCGTGCGCCGGATCGCCGTTGGCACCTATGTGCGGGTGACGCCATGAAGGGCGCGCTCAAGCTCTACAAGAGCTACATGTTCACGGATCGGAAAGATCCCGTGATCGACAAGGTGCGCACGGCCATGCAAACGCGTGGCGCCGACTACGTCGAGATCTCGGCCGCGTCCGGCGTATCGGCGACCACCGTGCGCAACTGGTTCGAGGGCGATACCTGCCGACCCCAGTATGCGACGGTCGCGGCGGTGCTTGGCGGGCTGGGCTACGAACTCGTGATCCAGGAGCGTGGCACGGCCAAGGTCGTGCCGATCCATGCCAAGCGCAAGGCGTCACGGTGACGTGCTAGGTTCTCGCCAGGTCGTTCATCCTAGAGGAGTTTTCGCATGCCTCCAGTCTTCGCCATGATCATCCCGCTCAACGAGATCGCCGGCATGCCCGGCGTGCCGACGCATCCGATTGCGCCCGGTGGACAGCCCGGACGCCCCGACCAGGGACTTCCTCCTCCGGGTTGGCCTGGCGGGCCGCATGTTCCTTCGCAGGGACCGGGCTTCCCGACCAACCCGATTGCACCGGGCGGCCAGCAGCCGGGCATCGACAATTCCCTGCCGCCGCTGCCGCCGGGCACCTCGCCGCCGAATGTCCCCAGCACGGGACCGGGGTTCCCGACCCACCCGATCAACCTGCCCGGCACGCCGAACGCGCCGCCGGGTCAGATCTGGCCGCCGGTGGCGGATGTCCACACCAAGACGTGGACACTAGCATGGTTGCCGGGACACGGCTTGCGCTGGATCACCGTCGAGCCGCCGCGTCCGGACCAGGGCCTGCCGCCGGGCATGCCGGGTCAGCCGGCGCGGCCGGGCCAGCCCCTCCCACCGACCGCGCAGCCCAAGGCCTGATCCGGATTCGCACGCAGCACGCGGCGCCCCGTTTGGTGCGTGCGAGTACGGCCCCCGCCGCCGGCGGTCCAACACGCCGGCGGTGGGGTGCCTGTCCAAGGACCCCCCACATGATCACCGGCCTGTACACACGCGGCGGCGTGGACATCGACGGCGAGATCCGCCCGCTGTCCAACCACGAGAAGATCGAGCGCGACATCCAATTGATCCGCGCCGCGCTGATCAAGAGCCGGCGGGTCCTGCGCGCCGGGCCGCGCGTGTCGGAGCGGCTTACAGTCGTAGATCCAGGGTCCGGTAAGGTCTTGTAATCGTTCGCTGGCACGGCGCGTGCTTGCTGCCCATGGTCCGGCCGGACGCGGTCGGGTTTCACTCCTGGGAGAACTTCATGAACCTGCGTAAATCTCTGCTCGGCGTGGGTATTGCCGGGTTCCTCGCCCTCGCCGGACCGGCATACGCCGATATCATCCTCACCTACGGCCAAAGCGGCGGCGGTCCCACCATCACCGGCACCGCGTCCGCCAGCGGCACCACCTGGGGCGGCACCGACATCCCGGTCACCGTGACCCAGATCGCCCCGAATGGACCTGCTACCCCGTTCGCGGCGTTCCTCGACGTCACTGCCGTCAGCATCGGCGGGGCCAACACGGTCGGGCCGTTCATCACTCAGGAGTTCAGCGGCAGCTTCTCGATCTGCTCGACCGCCGCCGGCTGCACGGTCAACTATCTGTCCGGGACGTTCTCGGACGGCGCGCTGACGGCCAACGGCGCGATCCAGATCGTGGTTGCGGCGCCCGACGTGACGTTCACGTCGAGCGTGATCCTGGCGCTGGGCGAGCCCAATGCGCTGGGCTTCACCCTGACCGACGTCGCCCCGCCGGTAAGCCTCGTTGCATGCACCACCTGCGACGGCGGCGGGCCGGGACAGACGATCAACTCGTTTGTCGCTGGCGTCGCCGGTAACGCCGCCGCCAACGTCGTCCCGGAGCCGGCGACCATCGCACTTTTCGGTGCGAGCCTGCTCGGGTTTGGCATCATGCGCCGTCGCCGCACGCGCGCGGCGTAAGTCCGTCTTCCGGAGGGGGCGTTCGCCCCCTTCGTCTCTCTTTCGCGCCAGGTTGAACAGGGAAAGGCAAGACCAATGCGCAAGAAAACTCTGTCCGATGCCGACATCGTGTCGCGTCGCACCGTGCTCGGCGCCGCCGCCGGCGCGGTCGCCGCCGCCGTCGTGACGCCGACCACGGCCGAAGCGCAACGGCTGCAGAGCGACACTGACCAGGGACCGAACAGCGACCCACCGGGCCGGCCTCGCCCGCGTGGACAGAGCGATACCGACAGAGGGCCGAACTCCGATGCGCCGGGCCGGCCGGGATCGCGCCAACCAACGAGTGACAACGACACCGGGCGCAACGCCGACCCGGCGGGGCGCCCGCGCCGGCAGTTCACCGACAACGACCGTGGTCCCAACTCCGACGCCGCCGGGCACGGGGGTCCGCGTGGAACCGACAACGACACCGGGCGCTACGCCGACCAAGCCGGGCGCGGCCGGATCACCGACAACGACAGCGGTCGCAACGCCGACCCGGCGGGCGAGGGTCGCGGCCCCGGCCGGCGCTAAGGTATGATCCGGGCGGGGCATTCGCCCCGCCCGGAGAACCCCATATGCCCGCCATCGTCTACGGCAGAGCCTTCGTCCTGGCGCAGGACAAGCGCTTGATCGACCTGGTCGCGACCATCGAGACGAATGTCGGGCCGCTGGTGGACACCTATGTGACGAGTGTCCATGACGTGTACCTGTGGGTGCTTCGTCATACGAGCGGCGCTGGACAGGCCACCGCGCTGGGCCTGATCAACGCCGCGTACGGCGCCACGTACGACGCAACCAAGCCCTGGCTCGGGCCGATCCCGGCCGTGCCGTGAGCGACACGCTCACGCTCGATCCGGTGCCGCAGGCGGCGCGCGCCACCGGCAACGGCTTCAAGTGCCTCGCGTGCGGCTTTGCCGACACCGCCGTCAAGGACACGCGGCCGACGAATTTTGGACCGCATCGGGTGATCCGCCGCCGGCGGCATTGCGCGCGCTGCAAGGGGCGCTGCACTACGGTCGAAATCGAACTCGGTGCGCTGGAAGGCATCGCCGGTGCCAACCCGGGCATGGCGGCGACGGCGCTGCAGGCCGCGATGCTGGCGGTGCGGCGCGCCGCCGACCTGCTGAACGTCACGCTACCGGTGCGGGACAAACAGCGGGACGTGCGGCTCGCCGAAGACGCCGAACCACACGGCCACGCCGTACGCGACAATCATCAATAAGACGAGCAATCCGTCGCGGACTATCGCGACTTTGGCGCTGCTTGACCCGGCTTGCTGTCCTTGTCCTGCTCGATCATGACGATCTGGTCGTCATCGATGTGCAGGGTTTTGCCGGTTTCGCCGGGCGCCACCTTGAATGTGTCGGTCGTCTTGCCCGCTGTCTGCACTTGGACAACCACGCCACGCGTGGCGTTGTAGGGACTGGCGATCACGACTGAAGTCGTCATAGGATTTCCTCACCTGATGGGGGCACCGAATACTTGGTAGCCCAGAATGAACAACAAGATCCACAGCATCAGGTTGCCACCCCATACCACGGGCTGGCCGAACGCGTTGCGGTGGACGTAGACACCGAACAGCAAGCTCAACAAGAATATTAGCCAGAAAATAAACCCTAGTGCCATTGCTGCCTCCCGTGCATCATGCCGGCATGGGCCGACCAAAATGCGTGATGATCCATTGCATGTGTACGCAATGCGGGGAAGATTTCGAGATCTACCCCAGCGACGTCAAGCACGGACGCGGAAAGTTCTGCTCCAAGCCGTGTCGCGCCGCGTGGGAGACGATCCCGCTCGCAATCCGGTTCCAGCGCTACATCGGGGTGACAACCCCCAAAGGATGCGTCCTCTGGACAGGCTGCACAAATGCGGATGGCTACGGCATCATCGGATCTGGCACCGGCAAAGGACGCAATTTGCTCGCTCATCGCGTTTCCTGGGAGCGCACGCATGGTCCCGTCCCTCCTGGACTTTGTGTCCTGCATAGCTGCGACAACCCGCCGTGCATCAATGACGTGCACCTGTTTCTCGGAACCAAAGCCGACAACAATGCCGACAGAAAAGCCAAAGGAAGGTCGCATGGTCGGCGCTTCGGCAGTCGTCGGTTCTTACAAGAACAGCGGCGGGCTCAACGCCTCATAGCCGGCCCATCAAGAGCAGGACCACGAGCACGATGAGGATCACGCCGACCGCGCCGCTCGGACCGTAGCCGTAGGAGTGATACCCGAAGTTCGGCAGGCCGCCGACGAGCAGCAGGATCAGGATGATGATCAGGATGACGCCGATGCTCATGGTTGGACACCTCCTAGGCGGCGCATCATCGACTGCAGGACATCGCGCATCATCGCGTCGCTACCGCCGGGCGCGAGGCGCGAGTTGCCGGGAATATTCAGTGCAGGGTTGGACAATGCCGCCGCCAAGGCTTGTCGAGCGCTCGGTTCGTTGGGATCGACGCCATACTGGCGCATGAAGTCTTCCATCCACGCGGTCGGGTGATCCGGACCCTTGAGCGGCAGCGGCTCGACGCGCGGCGGCGCATCGACCGACGATTGCCAATGGTACTGCGGCTCGCCGCCGACCGTGTCCGGCGCGTAGGGTTCCGGTCGCGCATCGTATTGCCACGCGCGGCGATAGTTGAAATCCGGGTCGTTGTAATTCGGCTGCTCGCCAAAGCGCTCGCTGAACTGGCGCCGCCAATCGCGATAGCCCCGGCCGAACATCATGTCGTAGTCGAAGTTGGGTGCCATGTCCGCCGGCGGCGGTGGGGACACCGCACTGGTGGCACCGCCGAAGTAGAACGAGCCGGGCTCCGGTGGGGAGGTGCGACCGCTGGGCACCGGCGGGGGGACATCGCCCTCGCCGGGCGATACGGTCCGCGTCTCGCTGGGATCGATAGGTCCGTAACCTGGGTCCGGCGTAAGCCAACCTGGCCCAAGTGGATTGCGCTCGGGGATCTGCGGTCCTCGGATGTGTAGCTGTGGCATATCGTAGAGCCGGCGCTGCAGCCGTGGCAGATTATCGTCGTATTGCGGCATTGGCATGCGCACCGTCTCGTTGCCGAAGACGCTGTCGCGAAACGTCTCGCCCGGCATCTCGTCGGGGGAACCACCCAGTCGGGCGAATACGGTGTCCCAAAAGCTCATCGCAATTGGCTCCAAGTCATACCCGGATTGGCGTAAAGCTGCCGGACCCGCGCGGCGTTGACCTGATCGGCGGTGGCGCGCAGGCGCTCAAGCAGGGCGCCGTACATCTGCGTGTCCTGCGGCGAGAACTCCATCAGCCCGCCGTACGATTCGGGGAAGTTCAGCTGGCGGTCCTGGAAGACGTTCATCTCCTCGGACAGCCGCGCGTTGGGGCTGACCTCGTGATACGGCACGCCGTAGGCTCGCGCCGCCGCCGGCAGCAGGGCCATGCCGCGATGGCGAAATTCATGGCGGCCGACCAGCGGGAAGTCCGGGCGCTCCATTTGTGGCAGGTAGCGCGCGGTGCGCGTCATGGTTTCGGCCGGGTACGACATCGCCGGCCCGTTTATGGGTGTCTGGGCCGGCGGTGCCGACATGCGTAGCGCGCCAAGACCACCTTGTCCGAAACGCACCGTGTCCGGCGTCTCCGTGCTTTCGGGAAAGTAATACTCGCCGCCGCGCTCGGGCGTCGAGGTGTTCCGGTTCCAGTCGATCACATTGGAATTGAAGCCGGCGAGCGCGATGGGGTCGTTCCACATCGTGCCGACGATGGAACCCAGCAAACCACCGCGCTCGGTCGCGGTCGGTTCGGCGCCGACGCTCTGGTCGAGATACTGCGGCTGCGGCTGGTTCAGCTGGCCGAAGATGTCTTCCCAGAAGCTGCGCGGTGCCATGTCACGCTCACACGCGGAAGCGGCGCGGATCGAACGCGGTACGCTGGCCGAAGATGAACGGCGACCATTGCGGTTCTTCTCCGGAGTAATAGTTCACGCCGAACGGCAGCTGTTCCGGCGTCGGTTTCGTGCCCGGATCGTCCGGTTTGACTGGTTGATCCGGTAGGGGTTCCAGACCCAGTGCCGCGAGCAGCATGTCCTCGACCCGGCTGTCGGCTTGGTTGCCGCCGGTGAGATCGCGTTCCTGCGGGACCATCAAGGCTTCGCGCAGTTGCTGGAGCGTGGGGTTGGGCGGGAGTCCCGGAAGTGTCGTAGGCACGCCGCGCAGCTGGGTGGGATCATAGGTGCGCGGGTCGGCCGGCGGTGGTGCTGCGCCGACATCGCCACGGTCATCCTGTCCCAGCAACCAGTTGCCGACGGTCGGACGCGTGCTGAGCCCGATGGCGCCGGGCACGATGCCGGCGGTTTCCCGACCATGAAGGGCATCCCAGATCATGGTGCCCAGGTTGGGCTGCGCGCGCGCCAAGGGCGAACCGGCACGCCCTGGAGTGAGCCCGGTGAGACTGCCACCGGTCTGCACCGCGCCCAGTGCACTTCCGATTTGGCTCACGCCGGGCACGCCGAGAGAGCCCAGCATGCCCGGCAGGTTCTGGTTTAGCTCAGCCGCGACCGGCCCGCCGATGGTGGAACTACCAAGAGCGGCGAGCGCCTGCATGATCGCAGTGCCGATATTGGGTGGCGGCGCGAACGGTGTCGTGGACGGCGCCGACGCCAAGCGCTCGGCGTCGGTGTAGCCCGTGTTCGGCGAGATATCCGGCTGCGCGCTCGGGCTCGTGTCTGGCGCCGTCGCCGGCGCCGGCGTGTCCGGCGTCGGCGTGCTTGGCGTGCCCGGTGTCGGCTGGCCCAACGATGCCGCGAGTTCCGGCGTGAGCCCGGTCATGGGGGTATCATCCGGCGCCGATTGCGGCGTTGCTCCTGTCGAACGCGACGCTGCTGGCGCCGGACTATACGACACGCCAATACGATTTCCGAATGGGTCCGGAACGGAGAAATCCGGCGTTGCCAGCGGCGACGTCAGGCGCCCGCCGGGCACAAACGTACCCTGTGCGAGCAGGTCGCCTTCGCGCAGGCCGGTCAGCGACGGGTTCGGTGTGCCGACCGGGTTGCCGAGTTCGTCCACTTCGCCACGCTGCTGCTCGTCGTCGGTGGCCGCGAACGGATCGGTGATGCCGAACGGATTGCCCGTCGGCGCCGGTGGGCCGAACTGCTCCACGATGTTGGTGAAGCTCGGGGTGGCGCCCAAGCTCACGCTGGACATAGTCGGCGCCGCCGCCGGCTCGGCATAGGGACCAAGACCTGAGAGGCCCGGGTCCGGCGTGTCCAGCCCGGGCTGCGGCGCACTGCCGGCCGGCTCGGCCTCGGCGGGCGTGCCGGTTTCTACCGGCGCCGGCTCGCCGCCAGTGGGTGCCGGCGGGCCGTAGGTTTCGCTCGGCGCCGGCGGGCCGTAGGTTTCGCTCGGCGCCGCAGTGCCGGGATCACCCGTCGTCGCCGGGCCGGCGGCAATCGCATCGGTGACGCCGGCATCGTGCTGCGCTTCTTGCGAGGCATCGAAACCGCCGCTGGTGGTGTCACCACCCTGGAAGCCGCCGGCATCGATACCGCCCTGGACACCGGCGTCGTGCCCGGCTTCGTGTCCACCGTCGCCGCCGCCATCGCCGCCACCACCGCCGCCGTCACCGCCGCCTTCGTAGACCTGGCGCCGCCCGCGCGGTTCAAATGGCCACATCGTCGTATCCTCGAAACATGGCGAGCCGGCGCTTGCCGTTGGTGGTGCGCCTGGCGAAGCAGGTCTGGCCCCGGAAAATCTCGCGGAGATCGTTGACGATCATCCGGCACGTGCTGTCCAGGGCGATCATGTCCACGATGGTGGTGTGCAGCACCGGGTAGGCTGTCCAGAAATGATTACCCAGCCAGTGCTGATATTCGAGACGGAGCTTGTTGGCGACAAGGTCCTCGACCGCGTGCAGGGGCATCTCGATCCAGGTCGCGATCCCGACCGGCATGCCGTCGCGGTCCCAGTAGAGCTTGTAGGTGGACAGTTCGAGTGGCGGCCGGAACAACCGCTCGACCTCGCTCACCGCCCAGCGCCTGTGGAGATCCGAGTGCGCGACGAGATACCACACGACGTTCATCGGGTCGGCGCCGAAGCGCGCGTCGGCGAGCGTCGGTCGGTTCGCAAACACGACAACGTTCGCCGACGCGGTCATCTCAGTAGGCGCCCTTGGCGCCCTTCTTGCCCTTGGCCTTGGCTTTCGCCTTGCCCTTGGGCTTCGCGGCCTTCTTCTTCGGCATCGCTGTCTCCTGGTGTAGCCAGCCCCTAGCGGGACCGGCGCTTTGGTTTGCGCTTCGTCTTGCGAAGCTCGCCGCTGATCGACGCACCGCCGCCCTTGGGGAAGCACACGTGAATGTACCGTCCGCGCTTGGGCACGATGGTACGTACTCGCCCGCCGGCGGCAACGCAGCGGGTGAACTTCGCCGGCATGACACCCTTACGTCATGACCATGAGCTTGCGCAGGTTGCCGGCAGCGTCCTTGACCGTGATGTACCCGGTCGCCGGCGCGTCGGCGCTGGTTGTCCAGGTGCCAAACTGGACATAGCCGGCGCCCTTGGGCACCAGCGAGATATCGATGGCAGCGTCGGTGCCGGTCGCCGTGATCGCCGGGTCGGAGCCGGCGGCAGCGCCCGAGATCGTCAGGTAGTTCACGTTGGTGGCGCCGGCCGGCGGCCCCAGGATCTGATCGAAGAGCGCGCGAACCTGCCGCGCAAGAGGACCAACTCCTCGGCCCCGGAGAGACGTGCTATCGAGTGGCATGGACATGCTCCGTGGTTGATTGGTTGATTGGTTATGGAACCGTGGACAGCTTACTCCACCACGGCTTGAAGTTCTTCAGGTCATCGAGGTCGGGCCAGGTCCCGGTGAACGTGATCGCGCGATCATCGAGGGTCACGAACGCCGGGGGTTTCTCGGCCGGCCACCCGATCAGGTCCAGCCATTCGGGGACGCCGATGCTGCCGGCCGCACCAGTCATCGCGTGATGCGCGAGCCATGCTTTCATGGCGGAAATTCCGCCGGCCCAGTGCGACCGCGACGAATGAATCTGGACATCGAACACGTGGACAGCCTTGGACAGGAACTCCAAGGCGCCGGGCACGGGCGGATCGGGAATATGCGTCGCACCGCGCCAGCCCGACGCATACGAATGGATCACGCCGTCGAAGTCGAGGCACAGGATGGGCTTCTTAGTCATGGTCGAAGCACCATCTCGACCGCGACCGCGACGGCCAGGGCGATGCCGCCGCTGACCAGCGTAACGAGCTTCCACGCCACGCCCCAGCGGCGGTCACACAGCACAACGTGTCCGTTGAAGTCGCCCCGCAGCGCCGTCAGCTGGATCTCAAGCTGGCGCATGCGGTCGTCCATGTCACTTCGGACCGGGTGCCGGCGGTGGCTCGTAGTCGGCCGCGTACGCAGTGTTACCGGCGGCGACCCATTGCTGGTACGCGCGCCAGTCGGCATTGCGTTCATCGTTCGGAATGAACGCGCCGTCGCTGAGACGCTGCACGCCACCCATTGCATTGAGCTTGTATGTTTCAGTTGTCATGATTAGATCCCTGCGTCGGCCTGCCAATGCACACCGCACTGTTGGTTGACGCCACCACCGGCATTGCCGGTCGATGCGACACCGAAGCACCTGTCGATGGCGCCGAATGCGACTGTAGCGCTGTGATCGACCGAAGCACTCTCGTTGCGCACCTGCCCGTTGGCAGCAGATGGATTGTAAAACGCCACCGATGGAGACGTGCGCATCCGCACACCAAAAGAATGGAACATGCTAAAGCTCGACGCGCCTCCCGTGATGGTCTGCCCCATCAGTTCGCCGTTGTTGATACCGACGCCTGAGTTGGGGGCCATGCCATACTGAAACGACTTCTGATAGTGCCGCTGGCACGCCTGCAACTCGCTCTCGAACGGCCTGCGCTCGAACGGCGTCGCGACGCTGCCGATCTCAAGCTGCACATCGTCAATCGCCCATACATCCGCAGCACCCGCTGTGCCAACCGGCGTCCACAAGAACTGAAGCGACGCCTGCGTCGCATTTGTCGGCACCACGACGGCGGATGTGAACGTCAAGCGCTGCGGCGTGCCTACCGGCAATGTTGCCGTGGCAGCGATAACATCCGTCTCGCCGGTGAATGCAACCGTGCTGCGCTTGGCCGCAGCGCCAGTGCCGGTGCGAAATCGCACGAGCAGTGCCTGTCCTGCCGGTGTCCAGCCGGCATTGCAATATGCTATGAACGACAGCGTGACGATGCTGTTCTGCGCCATCACGATCTCGTCGGTATCAAGCGGAAACTCAAAGACCATGATGCTGACGCCGGTCTGTCCGCTGCTGCGGAAGATGTTGGCACCAAAGCGCGATCCCGCTACACCAGGAGCACCTTGTGCAACGACGCTTGCTTGATTGGCGCCCGTCGTCAGCCACCAACCGTCACTCGTATAAGCACCGCCGGCAGCCCCTACCGAGATAGCAGCACTCCCGCCGGCCCCGCGCTGCCACACCTCAAAGCCGCCGTTGCGTCCAAGTATGTTGCGATACGACAGCGCACGACCGATGTTCGCTGGATCACCGGCACCACTACCGATCTCACGTCCCTTCACTGTGCCGTCAGGCATGTCAGCAAGCTGTGCATCCGTCACGCTGTTGAGCGGAGGATAGAAGCCTGGTGACTGCGGATAGTAGGGCATGTGCTAGATACCTGCGTCGGCGGTGAGATGCACACCAACTTGTGTGTTCACTCCTGGAGTGCCTGGAATTACGCCATATATCATCGTGCTTTCTTGTGATGTGTACACTACAGTAGTGCCAGTGAATGGTAGATTAGCAATAAGGTCATATATCTGATTGCCGCTTGCACCAATACTAATAGGGGTAACAGTTGGCGCAGCACGCATCGAAATTGGAAAGCGATATGGGAGCATCGCCAACGCACCACTGCCACCAGGAACAACGGTGTTGTACTGAATGTGCCCCAGCGTGTTACCTAACTGTGCAACAGGTGCGACTGGATAGTTGAATGTCTTCTGATAGTGTCTCTTACACGCCAACAGTTCACTCTCAAATGGTCTACGCTCGAATGGTGTTGCAACGCTACCGACTTCGAGTTGTACGTCGTCAAGTGCCCAGTAGTCAGATGATGCTGTGCCGACAGGCACCCAGTCGAAATAGACGGATGCCTGCGTCGTATTGTTCGGGACCACAATCGTGGATGTCATTGTGAAGCGTGTGACGGTCGGCGTCACTGAAACCGCTACGGTCGTATCAATGATCACTTGCTCGCCAGTGTATGCACCGGCAGACCGTCTTGCCGGTGATCCACTGCCGATGAACAATCGAACGCGGACGTTCTTGCCTACTGGCGAGAACGTCGCGGATGCGAGTGTTGAGAACGACAGCGTGACGAAATTACCGCGTGCCGTCGCAATCTCGTCGGTGTCCAATGGATACTCGTACGAGATCGCTGCGACGCCCGTCTGTCCATCAGTGCGTTGCAGGACAACAGCCCAGCGCGATCCTGGCGCCAAGCCGAAGCCCGATACGCCAGCCCACTGATAAACATTCGAGTTCTGTCCTGCGCTGCAAGCGTAGTACCAGCCATCTGCTGTGTATCCTGCCGTGGAAGGCATCGCCATCTGCGCTGGCGCACCACCAGCACCTCTCTGCCACACTTCAAATCCACCATTGCGACCGAGTATGTTCCTGTAGCTCAGTCCTTGTGATGCAGCAATCAAGCTGCTCATCGGCAAGTCTTGTGGATCACCAGTGCCAGTACCAGCAGCACGACCCTTGACTGTGTTCGCTGCCATGTCTGCGAGCAGCACATTGTCGATGCTGTTGGGATAGAGGCCGCCGCCTTGTGGATAGAGAGGCATGGCTATTTCGGTCCCGGCAGTGGAGGTGGCTCGTAGTCGGCGGCATAGGCCGTGTTGCCCGCTTCCACCCACGCGACGTATTCGCGCCAGTCTGAATTTCGTTCATCTTCCGGCACGAACGCTCCGTCGCTGAGACGCTGCACGCCGCCCATTGCATTGAGCTTGTAGCTTTCGGTCATGGCTAGATCCCTGCGTCTGCGGTGAAATGGACGCCCAGCTGATGCCCGGTGGCTGTCGAAACGGGACCAGCGCCATTTACGGCAACGGAGTTTGCCGACCCGGCAAGACTTGTCGTCGTAAAATCAGCGCCTGCCGATTGGTTGCGTGCGAACGCATTTGCAGCACTTGTATTGAACCCGATGGTGGTCGGCATAGCGCGCATATCCACAGGCAGGCGCATCTGAAAGCCTTGATTGCCGGCGCCGGACAGAAGCGCCCACCAGTTCAGCTCGCCGCTATTGAACCCGATATTCTGTGCAGGCGCGGTCGGGTACATAAAGGTTTTGTAGTAGTGCCGCCGGCACGCCTGCAACTCGCTCTCGAACGGCCTGCGCTCGAACGGCGTCGCGACGCTGCCGATCTCAAGCTGCACGTCGTCAATCGCCATAAGATCAGCACTAGCCGTACCGACTGGTGTCCAATAGACCCTGACGCACGCTTGTGTCGTGTTCGCCGGTATGGGCACGGAAGATGTAACGACAAAGCGCGTGAGCGCTGTCGTCAAAACGCAGGCTGCATTTCCTGGGAATGTAACGCCGGTCCACGCACCGCCAGTGAAACGAGAAACCGGCCCGGTTCCGCAAACGACCTGCGCTTGTAGAATGCTACCCGCTGGCGACCAGCCAGCGGCTTTCCATGCTATGAATGACAGCGTGACAGTTTCGCCACGCATCTTTGCGATCTCGTCACTGTCGAGCGGAAACTCCAAGATTACTAAGTTAGTAGCGGTGTTCCCATCGCCACGTTGCATGAGACATGCATAGCTAGATCCAGAGCCAGGATTATTGGCGGGAGTTTGATTGACAAAGAAAACGTTGGTAGCGGCATCCGTCCAACACCACCAACCATCTGCCGTGTATCGTCCACCCGTCGGTATGTTGAAGTTCGCACTCCCACCCGCGCCGCGCTGCCACACCTCAAAGCCGCCGTTGCGGCCGAGGATGTTCCGGTAGCTCAGCGGCACCATCGCCTGGAACTGCGCCGCCGTGAGATCCGTCGGATCACCGGTTCCGGCGCCCAAGGCTCTCCCTTTCACGGTCCCGGCCGGCATGTCCGTCAGGATGACGTTGTCCACGGTGTTGGGGAGCAGAACGCTCCCGCCGGGCGCTGGGGGAAAATACGGCATTATTCAAAGAACTCCGTGATGCGCGCGGCGCCCGTCGCGTTCGCCCAGATGGCGAACACCGCGCCGAAGAACCCGAACGGGACCTCGTAGTAGGCGCCCGGCAGCATGTCCACGGTGAACGCCGTGTTCGACGCCGCCGCCCCCAGGTTCAGGTACATTTCCGCCGGCGAGTCGTTATAGACCGACGCGCCCAGGCGCAGCGCATTCGCTGCGAGAAGCTGGGTGCTCGTGATCGCCGCCGGCACGTTGGTTCGGGTAGACGTTCCGGTCACGACGCCGCCTCCGCTCTTGAATAGCTTGCCGTTGACGTAGAAGCCGTTGGACACGTTCACCGTGCCCGGGCCCAGATCGCCGCCGGTCGGGGCGCCCAGTATGACACCGCCGGGCGCCGTGATCGTAGAACCGCCGTTGATCGCGCCGGTCGCCGTGATCGTGCTCGCCTGCAGCGGCTGGGTGAACGTCAGCGGCGCCGTATTGAGAATGCCGACGATGCCCGCCTGGTTGAGGTCCATCGGCTGACCGGAACCGGAGCCGGCCAAGCGTCCCTTGACCATCCCCTGGCCCATCGCGGCCAGCTGGGCGTTCATCACCGCGCCGTTGCGGATGCTCGGATCGGGATAGGTCCCCGAAAGATCTCCCCCCGCCGGACCCGTGGCCGGACCCGGCACGCCGACGATGGGCACGCTGACGATGCCGGTGATCCGGCCCTTGCTGTCGTAAGTGATCTGAGGTACGTGCGTCGCGTCGCCGATGGAACCGCCGGCGCCCAGCGCCGGGATCAGGATCAGGGCTGGGTTAGGATAGGTGCCGGCGAGATCGCCGCCGGCGGGCCCGCCAGGGACAGACGTGCCGGGCGAGGTCGCCAGGATCGTCGTGAGTGCTGTTACACGCCCCTTGGCGTCGATGGTGACCACGGGAATATGCGTGGCGTCACCGAATGTACCGGCGCCGACGATGGCCTTGAGCAACGGATCGGGATAATTCCCGGTGAGATCGCCGCCGGCGGGCCCGCCGGGTGTCGAGCCAGCGATGCCCAGTCCCACGAACGTATTGAAGATGTCCGTGGTGATCGAGACATCGTCGGTGTCGCCCACCGTGTGCAGCAGGTCCCGCCACGTGATGGTGAAGCTGGAAGCACCGAACGTGAGTTGGAACGTGTCGGTATCTTCGCGAAGGATGAGCCGGCCGCCATTCACGAGAAGCATCGCGCCGTTGCCGGCGAAATCGGTCTGGACGTCCCCCGGCTTGTACGGCACGACGTAGGTGTTCTTGCCGGGCTCCGACGTGATCCCGCCCTTCAAGATGAAGTTATACGTGCTGATCTTGGTCATCGCGTTGCCCCGCCGTAGGGATCACGGCCCCGGCCGCCGCCATAGGGATCGCGCTGGCCGCCCCCGCTGTAAGGATCGCTCGGCCCACCGCGCTGGCGTCCGCCGTGCGGGATCGGCGTGCCTGTCCAGGTCGGGAACGGCGTCGGCGGCCGGCCCGGCGCTGGGGCTATCTGATCAACGAGATACTGGCGGAACCCGCCAAGCTGGCTCAGCCCCGGCACCAGCAAGGTCGCGTTGTTCATCATGGTGTGGACATCGCGCGGACTGTCGAAGCCCGCGATCATCCAGCGCGCGGCGCCGCCGATGAAGTTCTGCAGGCGATCACCAAGGGTGGCTGCGGGCACCCATTGTCCAGCCGCCGATCCACCGGTCGCTGTTCTCCCCATCGTGATGACGTCCACGATGAACTGGTACGGGCCGGCGATGCCGCCGCGCCCGATCATGCGCATCAGCATCTGCTTCGCCGGGGAATCATCCATGCCGGCGCGATGCCACGCCGGATTGCCGGCGTCGCCGTACTGATACCATTCCCAGAGCTTCGCCGTGAGCGCCGCCAGGGCGGCATAGCCGACCAGCCAGATCAGCGGGAACGGATTGCCGTGCCCCATCTCGCGGATCGGGCGCTGCACGACGGTGTTGCCGAAGCCGACCGCGAAGTTCTTGATCTGCGCCACCAGCTTGAAGCGCGGGTCGCTCATCCACGCCGGCTTCATGCCAGCCGTAGGTTCAATGATAATTTCCTGCGTGATCTGACGGATGGCGGCGTCGAACTTGAGATTGGTCCCGGGCTGGTAGGTATCGGGATCGATGCCCTGCACGTCGGCCGGGGTCAGGCCGACTTCGCGCAGCCATCGCATGTAGTGTCCGGCGAAGCGGCCCCCGGCGCTGGCCTGCTCGCCCCAATGCGGCAGCGTGCGGATCGCGGCGTTGACCGCCATGGTCTTGCCGAGATTGGTCCACGCCGTGAGGAAGGTTCCCCAGAACGCCCAGTTCGAGATGTTGTTGGGATCGATGTTCCAGCGCCCGACCGCAAACGACGCATGCGTCGAGGCGAAGTCGAGCAGCTGCGACTGGAGATGATCGCGAAGAACGCCGACGTCACGTGCGATGCGCCGCGCATTGCTGTCGCCTTGGAGCGTGATGGTACGGAAGATCTGATTGAACCCGCCGGTCAGCGCATAGAACTGGCCGCGCATGCCCAGGCGCACGCCGCTCATCATCGCCTCGGGCAGCGACGCGAGCGTCGTGAAGAACAGCATGTTGGTGTTGACCGCCGCCTTGAGCCCTTCCTGGGCGCGGTTGAACGGTCGCGACGGCCGGGTCTGCAGCGTGTTGAAGTTGGCCTGAACCTGGCGGATCAGGTCGAACAGGTCCTGGCCGGCGAGGCGCGGCATGCCGGCGGCTTTGCGGTCGGCCTGGATGCCGGCGATCATGCGGTCGATGTCTTCGCCCTTAGGGCCGAAGCGCCGGTTGAACTCGCCGTGCCGCGCCATGCCGATGGCGTATTGCGGCAGGATGGTCATCGGGTTGTTGTTGAGCAGGTCGTTGATCGTGACGTCGGCGGTGACACCCCCCACGGTCACCGGCACAGAAATGTGTGCGGGGATCTTCAGCAGGCGCTCGCGCGTGCGCGCGGTGAGCTTGGTGACCGTGCCGGTTTTCCACTGGTTGGTTGCGGCGTACGAGACATAGCCGCCCTCGCCCATGACGTTGTCGATCAGGTCATCGATCAACTCGTCCTGGTTGGGCTTGCCGCGTCCGACGCCAAGACCCTTGAAAAATTCATGCGCGACGATGTTCTTGGCCACGCCCCGGAACGGCCCGGCGCCGAATTTTCCGTCGAGTTCCCAGATCTGCGGGAAATAATTGGGCAAGCGCTTGATGTGATCGGCGCCGGTCACATGCTGGACACCGTTGGCGGTGCCCCAGATCGAGTGCCCGTTCATATGATCGTTGGTGAAGTCCAGGATGCTGTCCATCCACTGGCGGAACCACAGGGCATCGGCCGCCGTGAGATGGCTGAGTTGGACACGTCCCGTCGCCGGGTTCACGTTCGCCCCGCGCATGGCCAACGGAATTTCACGTCTCGCTGCCCTGGACAGCGGCTCGATCTTCTGGCGCAAAGCCTCCAGTTGCGGGCCGATGATGCCCTGCACCACCGAGTGATAATCCTCGTTGATCACGCCGGTGGTGCGCGTGGCGACGAAGCTCGCCGGGTCGCGCCTGAACATGTTCCCGAGTTCGTAGCCGTGCTTGACCCAGCCGCTCAGCACGCGGATCTGCTTGCTCGACTGCATGAACAGCCAGTCGAGCCCGACCAGGAAATGGCTGTAGTTCGCCCACCACTTGCGCCACCGGGGATCGCCCGGCGCCGGCTGATACCCCGGGATACGCCGGATGCGCCGCAGGTAAACCTCGGACGCTTCCTTATCGACGCTGTCTTCCATCTGCGCGTTGAACGGCAGGGCGTGTCCCACGATCATGGTCGCGGGTGTTTCCTGAGTTTCACTCGGTGGTGAGGGGTTCTCGGCCTGCGCCTGGTTCTGGACAGCGAACCGCGTCGTCTGGACAGCGGTGCCGAAATCCTGCGCCAGCTGGTCCATCACATCGCGCGCCGTAACCACGGGCACACGTGCTTTGTCGGCTATCGCTTGGGCCTTGGCGTCGATGGGCCCGACGTACTTGGTCATCGCGTGCAGGCCGGTGCGCTCGTCCGGCTCGGGTGCGACGATGTACCCCTGGCTGCGCCAGAACGGCACGCTCGGCGGGAGGGCTTCGCCCTCGATGCGCCGCACGCCCTGCTCGGCGGCGGTCTTCTCGAACTTGCGCACGATCCGACTGCCTTCGCCGGCCCCCCGCTGGTTGGGCGGCAGGTAGATCATGCTAATGAAAGCGGTGTTGGTCTTGGGCACCAGCCGGGCGCGGAACTTCACGCCCGACGGGAGATCACGCGCGAGATAGTTCCCGTCGGCTTTCCAGTTGCTGTCCACGTTGTGGACACGCGGTCCGGCGTCGCCCACCACGACGCCATCGACGTTATGCTCGGCGGCGTACCGGGCGAACCTCCTGCCGGCGAGCGCCGTGCGCTCGGGCGAGGTATCCGTGACGATGTTGGTGATCTCGAACAGCGTACGCCCTTGGGCGTCCTTGCGCGGCGTGTACTGGACACGAACCTCGGACTCCACCGTGTCGCTCGGGTTGGAGCGCAAGACCACTTCGCCGGGCGTGCGGTCATCGACCATCATCTCGGCGGCGTTGACGTAGTTCCACATCATCCCGCGCGAGATCGGGCCCTGGCCGGCGCGGCTCTTCATCCAGTTGAGCAGGCCGGACCACTGCAGTTCGTGCATCGGCACGCCGTGCGTGGCCTTGCGGAAGTCCGACAGCCACTGGCCGGACGTGCCCGAGATCAAGGCTGAGCTTTGCACCGCCGCGCGCAGCGCCGGGAAGGCGTACGACGAGTAGATTTTCTGCGCCGTGCCGGGGTCGTCGTCGGTGAAGCTCTCGCCGGGATAGTCGTCCTTGGGATTGACCGCGACTGACGCCAGGCCATCCGTTTTAGCCTTGGTGATCAGTTCCGCGATCATGTTGTCGGTGATCGGCTCGCTCTGGACACGCGGGATGCCGACGGTCGGATCGCGCTCCTGGACATCGGCAATCGCCTGCTCGGTGTTCTCCAGCAGGTACAGGATCTCCTCGATGTCCTGCTTCTCGGTCGCCGGGACAAAGCCATAATCGCCGGGCGTGCCGAACTCGCCGGTCACCGTGCGGTAGACCGCGTCGCCGATATTGATGTTGTATTCCTGCGCGAACTGCCCGTCTGAGATCTCGATGCCGAAATCCTGCATCAGCATGCGCTGCGCACGGAAGGCCACGTCTTCCCAGTGCACGGCGCGCATCGCCTCGCGCAGGCTTAGCTCATTGAGCGTGACGGTGACCGTCTTGCCTTCCTTGCCCAGCTGGCCTTCCATCGTGCGGCCAACACGGCCATAGCGCCGGCTCGACCCGTACTTCTGCTGCATCAGCGCTTCGGTGATGCCGTGGGCAAGCTCGTGAAAAATTCTCCACGCCTCGGTGTAGGCGACATCCTTGAACGATGCTTCCGCCACGCGCGGGTCGTAGATCCACAGCGTGCCCTTGTGATAGCCATCGACCCGGGGTCGCGGCAGCACCGCCTCGATGCCCAACTCAGGATCGCTGACATACGAGAAACGTTTGACGTTGATGCGGAACTGCCGCTGCCAGTTCTTGAACCCCTCCGGATCGGCAATCGCCTTGTCCATCGGGTAGATCTTCAGCTGCTCGTTGGTGTCGATCCCCGGCTGCGTCTTGCCGAAACGATTGTAGATCTGCATCTGGGCGAACGGCCCGGGATCGATGCCGGCGAACTCGCTGCTGTTGGCAAAATACGCGTCTACCTGGGCTCGTTGCTTTTTGCCGGTAGGGATTCGGGCGGCTCCGTCTCGGACGTCGATGGGTCCACCCACGGGTATTGATGGGGTAATTTGCCCACCGACCGTGTTGTCGCCCCCTTCGTGGGGGACGTCGATGCCGACAGCCCCAAATTCTTCGGCGATGATGCCCTCGGCCTTGGCCCGATGAACGTGAAGTTGGTCTGCGAGTCCAGGGCGAACGCGCTCCAGGGCTTCATGATAATCTTCGCCATTCGGTTTAGCCTCCCAGTCATTGCCAACGAGGCGGGCGTCCACCCGGCCCGGCGGGGACATCTCCAGGGTTTCGACGCCAGGATACGTCGCGACCGCCGCCTTGAGCGCCGCATGGAATGCATTGTCGTCCAGCGGCGCGTACGGCGTCCTGGACAGCGCCTTGAAATCCTCGCCGCTGAGATTGAAGAACAGGATCTTGTTGCCCTGAACCTTGTAGCCACCTTGCAGCGACGGATCGACCGCGATCACGTGATCCCACACGTGCTTTGCCTGTTCGGGCGACACCGTGTCGCCGGCGTCCGGGATCGTGATCGCGACCATCGCGGTCGGCTTCTGCAGCCAGTTGCCGTAGCCGGCGAGCCGCGTGATCAGCACGCTGTCCCGCAGGAACACGTAGCCGATGGCGTTGGACAGGGTTTCATTGGCCCAGTCCGGCATCGGGATGCGCGTCTCGATGGACGGGTTCTGCATCGCCATGAAGCCGCCGCTGGCGACGTTGAACAACGGATTGAACTTATGCGCCCCGACCGTGGTCACGACCGCCGGCAGGAGTTCCACGACCATGCGCTCGGTGACGCGCTTGCGCCACTCGTACGGCATCGCCGCGACCATCTCGCCGACCATGCGCTTGTTGGTCGGCGTGATCTCGTAATGCAGCGAGCGGTCGCTGAGCTTGATGAAGTCGCCGTAGTTGCGCGTGTCCTGGTCGGCCTTGCGGTCACTCTCCTGCTTGATGCCGCACCAGATCGCCGCCTGGACCTCCTCGACCTTCCAGCCCAGCGCGTCGGCCAGGGCGGTGATGATCAGGCGCGAATGCTCGAACTGCTGCGGATCGGGATTGTCGGTGTCGTAGCCCAGCGCCCGCATCATCCAGCGGTCGGTCACCGCGACGTAGTCGTCAACCAGGTTGAGGTGCTGCGCCATCGCGCGATAGAACGCCTGGGTCTTCTGCGCACTGCTCGACCACTTGCCCGTCTCCTTGATCATGTTGGCCATGACCTGGGACGTCTCGAACCCGACCTGCTTGATGCCGAGTTCGGGATACGACCCGATGGGCATGTGCGGCCGGATGGCTTCCTGCGCCATCGCGCTCAAGGTCTGCGTGGTATTGCCTCCCACGGCCTGTCCAGGGGACGTGGCGGCGAGATACTTCATGAAGTGCAGGGCGAACTCGCCGAAGCGGTCGCTCACGATCTTCGCCGTGAGTTCGTACCAGCGCTTGCCGGACCCGTCCGCGCCCTCGCCGCTCTTTGCCAGGCTGAGCAGGCGCGTGATCGCCGTCATGTTCTGCGGCGCGCCCATCAGCACGTTGAGCTTGTAGGCCTCCTTGAACGAGTAGTCCTTGACGCGCGTGACCGCCGCATCGAACACCTTGTTCTTGGTGTCCATCGGCAGGTCTGTCCACGTCGCGCCCAACTCGCGCTTCATGCCCTTCTCGAACCGCGAGCGCAGATTTTTCCCGCGATAGAGAATGGCGAAATAGGTGGCGGCGGCCTCGCGCGCGGCGACGGAGTTCCCATCGCCCGATGCGCGCTTGGCACGAAGCTCGGCGTCGGTCGCCACTTCGTATTCGCCGGTTATCGGGTCCGGCGTCCGCGACTGGCGCTGCAGCGTGTAGCTGGACAGGTCGATGTGCAGCTGCGCCGCGAGATCGTTGAACACCGACGTGATGATGTCCCGGCCCAGAACCCAGTCCAAACCGTCCGCGACGTACTGCACGATGCGACGGATGAACTCGGCGATGTAGGTCCCTAGCGACGGGTCCTGTCCCGGCGCCAGTTTCTCGAACGCCGTCGCGTAACGCCCACCTAGGGCGGCTTCGACTTTTAACGCGAGGAACTCGTTCGCCAGCACCGCCGGCGTGTTGTCCTTGTTCGGGTCGTTCGGCTCGCCGGTCGGCGCGTAGAGATCCAGCACCTCCTGGAACGTTGGATCGTTGGACATGTTCAGCGTGAGCTTCGACCACAGCGTGGTCAGGTCGGCGTCGGTCTGCCCGCTCAGGCCGACCATGAAGTGCGTCAGTTCGTGCGCGACATCCTGGACAGCCTTGGCACGCGACGCGGGCGTCGCATCGGGCGCCCGCAAGGCGATGGACGTCCGGCGAATGCCGTCGGCCAGCGCACGCACGCGAGAGCCGAGATACATCGCAGCGGTGTCGGGATCGGAGAACCGGGCCTGCTTGCCCTGCTTGACCAGGGTCGCGTCGGCCTGCGCCGCCCAGTTGGCGAAGTCGATGATGTCCAACTCGGAAAGCGCCGGCCCGATGTGGCGCTCGAAATGCTGGAGCATCTTGCGCAGTGCACGGCGCTCGCGACGCGGCAGATCCGCGTAGAACTCCATGATGCCGTCGATGCCCCGTTTAAGCGTACGGCGCACTTCGCCGGCCAGGCGCTGGGTCGCGCTCGCCGTGCTGGCCTTGGAGATCTTACGGAAAAACTGATCTGCTTCGGCCGCCGGCATGCCGGCGTCGATCAGGTCCTGCTCGCTGAACACCTCGGGGAGCTTGATGCCGAGACGGATCGCGCGCTGGTCGAGTTCCGACCGGATCTCGCCCGGGAGATCTTCCAAGAGCACGCGCTTGGGTGTGAGCGTGGCCTTGGCCGCCGATAGCGTCTCGCTGGTGCGCTTGTTCGCCGTCGCCTGCTGGCCCGACGTCTGCGTGAGCCCTTCGAGTTCAAGCTGCTCCTGATCGGTGAGCGGCGGCGGCTTCAAGGGCTCGTGCTTGATGCCGGCCGGGGTGGTCTGATCCTTGACGGCGCCAGAGCCGGCTTCCGGGAACGTCGTGCTCTGCTGACGCTTGACCGCAGCATCCGCCGCCTGGTTGGCGGCCTGCTGTTCCGGCGTGACCTGCTCGCCCTCGCGCTGGAGGTTGAGCCCCAGCTGAGTACCCTTCGCGGGCGGCTGCGCGGCGCGCGTGTCCCGGCCTGTCCGGGCCTGTCCACCGGTCGTGTCCACGGCGGCTTGCTGCTCGGCGCGGGCCTGTGCTTCGCGACCCACACGCTCGGCCTCCATGCGCATCCGGGCAAGCCTGACCATGTGCTGGCCTTGCGGGGACAGCACCAGGTTTTCCGAATTGGTGTTGTCCAGCTGCATGACCTGGCCGGTGCCGACGAAATAATCCTTGCCGTCCTGCCCGACCACACGCTGTTTGCCGCCCGTACGCGAAATGGGTTGGCCGTTCTCGTCGCTGGCGAGCACGATGGTCTGGCCGCGCTGGCCCTTGGATGGTGGCCGCTGCAGCACCCACACGGGACGATTGACCATGCGGATCGGATCGCGCAGCAGATCGATCACTTCGCGGTTGGCTTCGATCTCGCGCATGCGCGCCTGGACTTCGGGGCGCGCCGCCTGCTCGGGCGGCATATTACGCATGCGCTCGAAATCGGCCTCGGACTGCAGCAGGTAGTTATAGAACTCCAGGCTGAAGCCAACGATGGGATCGCCGACATAGTCGGGGCGGGACTTCTTCCACGCCGCGTCGATGTCGCGAATGCGCTGCTGCTGCGCGCGCAGGAACTCGGTGCGATCCTCACGAGGAGGAAGTGCGAAGTACTCCTGCTCGCGGCCCTCGATGCCGGAACGCGGCGGCGAGAAATCCACGTTGGGTCCGCCGGCGCCGCCGGCACCGCCGGGACCGCCGGGACCGTTGGGTCCGTTCGGGTCCGGTCCGGGAAGCCCCGGCATGCCGCCGGGACCATTGGGGCCGGGCGGGGCACCGCCCATGAACGTGCCACCTTGTGCCGAACCCCACCCTCCCGGAGGTGGCGTTCCTCCTGGCGGCGCCGCCGGCAGATTGCCGGGGTTGAGCCCACCAGGGTTATGCACGCGCCGCCCGCCGGGCAGCATGCCCAGGATCGTCTGGATCAGCACGCCGCCGGCGAAACCGCCGATGCCGCTGTCCACCGTGCCTTGATACCAGTCGCGGCTCGGATCGTAGCTCACGAGGTGCGACGCGATCATGTTTTGCGCGACTTGCTGCGCAATCTCGGTGCTGGCCTCGGAGAACCCGGTTTCGAGCAGACGATAGCCGGTGTTGCCGAAACGCCGCGTGATCGCGCGCTGGATGGCATTGCCGGTGGTCGCGTCCACCAGGCTGAACGCGCGGAACACCGGAAGCGAATCTAAAGCTCCTCCTATTGCGCCATTCAAGCGCGACGCCGCGATCACGTCATCGAAGCTGGCGCCGTGCTGGACAGCATCGCGATACGTGTCGGCGCCGTTCTGCGGGAAGCTCGTGAGCCCGAAACCAATACGGGCACCAGTTTGCGCCGCGTTGCGCCCGATGATGCCGCCGAGATACGGCACGGCACGCGCTGCTGCCAATGCCCGCGCGCCGACGCTGGCGGCAAGCACGGCACCGCCTGCTGCCGGCGCGCCGAAGCCAGCGGTAGCATACGACACGCCGGCGGCAAGCAGCACCGTCTGGATCGTGCCGATGGCGTTGCCGACGACCGGCGCGAAGATGTTGACCATCCAGTCGTCGCGATGTTCCGGATTGATCGGGAACTGCTCGGCGAGAAACCGGTCAACCGCGTCGGCGCTTTGCTGCAGAGGTCCTTCCTGCTGGCCCGCGAGGATCTGCATGCCGCGTGGAATGTCCCCGCCGGCGGCACGGGCGTAGGACTCGGCGCCGGCATTGAACACCGACGACGCCCAGCTGATGTTGCGCGACGCCGCCAGCTGGGGCGATAGCTCCTGCTCGGTGGCGCGCGCCGCTTCCTCCGGGTCGGGCAACGGAAGATTGTCCAGACCCTGCGGCTGGGTGCCGGCATTGGGCGATGTTTCCGACGGCGTCGTGATCGACGGCGCCGGCTGAGCGTAGCCTCCGGGTGCACCGCCGGCGCCCGGTACGCGCTCGCGCCGAAACGCCAGGGCCTGCCAGCGCGCGCGCTCCGGTATCCAGTCCGGCACCGGGCCCTCGGTGACACGCCGCGTGTACGGTCCACCGGGCCCGGTGCCGGGAATGGTGGCCCATGCAGTATTAGGCGGAAGCGGCGTCCCGTCCGGGGCGTAGTTTTGCGTCGGCGCCGGCGGCTGGAACAGCGGTGCGACCGGCGCCGGCAGCGCCGCATCCGTCGCGCGCGCGGCGTCTTCTGCCGGCGGCAGATGATCGGGCGGTGGCGGCGGGACCTGGGCGACCTGCGGCAGCGGTGCATCGAGCGTACCGGGCGCACGCGGCTGGCTTCCCGGTACGGTGTCCTGCGGCTCCCACGGATCATCAAGACGGGCCATCTTAGCTGACCGTGCTCAGCTGGCGCGTGACTTCGTACACGATGTGATCGACCAAGGCTGGTGAATACCGGCGCCGCACGGCATCGGGCAAGGCCGCGAGCAGCTGTTCCCGGAGCGCCCGGCGCTCCGTCGGATTGACCGACGATGTGATGCGCGTCGCGATGCTGCGGATCGTGAGATCGATGTACTGGTTGACCGAACCTTGCTCCTGCGCCGTCGGTGCGCGCTGGGTGACGTTGCCGGTCGGCGTGCCCTGCGGTTGCGTGGTCAACGTGCCGCTCCCGCCGCTGAACCGGGGGAGAGAATTACGATCCGGTCCGTCCCAGCCGCCGGCGCCGGCACCGATGCGTTCGATGTAGGCTTGGGTTTCGCGTGGCATGTTCGCGTACAGCGTCTGGCGCGGCACGCCGTTCGGGAAGCGGTTCATCATGCGGTTGAGATTTTCCGGGCCCCAGTTGTAGGCCGCGAGCGCCAACATGACGTCGCCGTTGTAATCCCGCAGCTGCTTGGCGAAATACGCCGTGCCGACGCGGATGTTCCCGTATGGGTCGGTGATCGGCCGGCCCTCGCGCAGTTCGCGCGCGACCTGGTTGTAGGTGCTCGGCAGCACCTGGGCGACGCCGAACGCGCGCTCGGTACGCCCGGGAATCACTGGCCCCTGGACCATCTGGCCGCCTTCGCCGGACCCGAACACCGCCGCGAGAAGCCCCGGCGAAATATTGAACTCGCGCCCCGCTGCTTCGATAGGGCCTTGGAAATTCTGCAACGTGCGCTGGGTGCGGGCTTCTTCGGTGGCGCCGGAGCGGCCGACCTGCGTTGGCTGTCCACTCTGTCCAACCTGTCCAGGCTGTCCAGTCGGTGGAAGTGCCGTCGTGCCCGGCGTCCCACTTCCGGTGCCCGTCTCCGGACGCCGGGCACGCGCGCGTGACTCGTCATACGTCAGCGCCCCCGCCGACGGCCACCACCCGGTGAGCGGCATGCCGGTGCCGCGCGGCGTCACGGTGATGCCGGGCGCCATGTCGGCGTAGATGCCTTGCATGATCGTACCGAGACTGCGCCGGTCCATCGGCAGCTGCATCGGCAGGCGATTTTCCATGCTGCGGAGCATGCGCGCGCGCGCATCGGCGTAGAGCGGGTTCGGCATCATGCCGCCGCGCGGGTTGGGCACGAAGTAATCGGGCATCTGCGGCGCCAGCGCGTCATCGATCACCGTGCCCATGACGACGCGCATCTCTTCCCATTCGTTGGGATTGAGCGTCGTGCGTTGGCGGTTTTGTTGCGCCTGCTGGCGCTGCAGCAGCAGGTCCTGCTGCTGCTGGAACAGCCGCATCTGCGACGCCTCGGCGTCTTGCGCGTGCTGCTGCTGCGAAATCTCCGCAGCATTACGGGCTGCATCCTCGCGCTCGGCCTGAAGGTTGATCCGTGCCGAGAACGGATACTGGAGCATCCCCTGGCCCGACACGCCGGGGCCAACCGGACCGGACGCCCGCTGCAAACGAGCCAGCGTGTCCTCGGTCCCCGGGCGGAAATTCTCGGGCACGAAGAACGTCGCGTAATCCTCACCCCGAGAACCATGAGCAATCGCCTGCTCGGTCAGGCGCTGCTGCTCGGTGCGGTCGGCCTGCTCGCGCTCGGTCGTGCCTTGCTGCCAGCCGGTGGCAATCTGGCCCAGCGTGCGCGCGATGTCCTCGAACGCCATGGCTTACGTCCGCGCCTGGTTGGCCGCCAGCTGCTGCGAGAACGGCGAGTTGGCGAGCACGCGCGTCATGTTGGAGAAGTCCATCTGCGGTACGAGTTGGTTCACGTAGTTTCCGACAGCGGTGAGGTTCGCCGCCTGCTGCGCCGCCGTCTGGTTGGTCACCGCCGCCGTGCGGTTCCACTCAGCAAGGGCTTGATTCCATGCCGAGTAGGCGTTGGTTTCGATGTTGGCGATATTATCGGCCTTGGCCTTGTCCAGGGCCGCGAGCGCATTGGTATAGACCGTGGACCGCAGCATTCCCCGGGCAGCGAACTTGGCTTCGAGCCCGCTCGCGGTCGTCGCGTATTGCTCGTTGATCGCGCGCGTCGCGCGCTCGCCGAACAATCGCCGGAACTCGGCGCCATCGGGTGGTGTGCCCGGCGTCGGTTGCTGGGCCTGGAGATCGCGTAAAGTCTGGGCGGCGATGTCGGCGCGCGACGCCCCGAATAATGGAACAAGCATGCTCCCGATCTGGACAGCCTGCATAGCAGCGCTGACCGGGTTGGCGGCGGCAGCGTCAGCCAGGCTTGTCCAGGCCCGGTCGAACCAGTTGCCGTCCACCCGGGTGCCGCCGCCGGCACGCGACTGCATGCTGCCGATATCGACGGACGGTGCCGCCGCCGCCGGCGGTGTGCCCGCCGGCGCAGTCGGCGCAGTCGGCGTGGTCGGCGCTACGGTGGCATGCGGCACCGGATGCACAGGACCTGGCTGTGCTGTCGTGTCGAGACTGCCGGGAGCCGGGGTCGCTGCCGGCGTGTCCAGCGGCGGCACAGGAGGCTGCGGCCCGCCACCCGGCATCGACGGCGGTGGCACCGGTGCCCAAGCATCGGGGAAATCCCCAGGCGTCAGCTGCGCCCGGGCGCCCGTGCCAAGATCGGTCGTCGCATCGGATAGCTCGCCGCGATAGCCAGGCGTGTCGGCACTCACGGTGCTGACCGGATAAGCGCGTCCGTTGAACGGGCTCTGCGTCGCCGGATCGGTCGGCTGTCCGGCGAACGGCGCCAGCGGCGTGCGCGTGACGCTTTCGTCATAGCCGGGGTAGCCCGAGATCGCGCCGTTGCCCCGGTCAGTCAGGCCAGGAACAGCGCTCCCCGGGCTCGTTCCGCCGCTGCCGGACAGCTGGTTCCACACGTCGCCGAAATTGCCGACGGCGCCGAACGCCTGGCCAGCGTTGTACCCACCAAGACCGATCTGCAGCGCGCCGGTTGCCTTGTCCAGGTCCGAGTGCCCGGGGCCAAACGTGCTGGCGGCACCCGATGCGACGTTCGCCACGCTCGAAAGACCTTGGAGTGCCGTGCCCCAGTCGCCCAGGCTGTCGAACGCGCCGGCGCCCGACGCAAGCCCTGCGGCGCCGGCGCCAATACGAAATGCCGGGCTGGACAGGACATCGGTGATCTGGCTCCAGAAACTCATGACGTCCTCTCATTCGGCGACGATGGCGAAATCCATGATGCGCAGGTCGCCGATGTCCTCGGACACGAACTCAAGCTGGACACCGTAGGCACGATGCTCGAAGGGCAGATCCAACGGACGCTCGGGCGCGTAGAACGAACCATCGTTGTCGGGATACGTGGACAGCACGTCGTCATCGAGCAGTTCAAGATCCTGGTTGAAAGCGCGGATCTTGAACTTGGCGTCGCCGCTCGCGCGCACCATCAAGCGCTTATAATTTTTCTCGCGCTGCGGCGAACCTTGATAGAGCACCGCCGTGCGCGCCCTCATTTTTGAGGTGTCGGTCTGATAACGCATGTCGTCGTCACACAGGCCGACGCCGGGCACCGCCACCACCAGCTTGCCGTTGAAGTACGAGCCATCGGCCCAGCCGGCGGACGGCGTGAAGCCCCAGGACAAATGGGGCTGTCTGCCGGCCGGCTCGATGGTGAAGGTGAAGCGCGCCCAATAGATCGGCGCAGCACCGACCACTTGCGGCATGAACAGGTGATAGTGCCCCTTGTCGGGGTCCCACACCGCACGCGGCTCCCACTGGCCCGGCGGGGGCAGCAGCTGGACGCACTGGAAATAGATGTCCTGGACGACACGCGAGAACGTGATGCTCTCCAGCGTGATGCCATTGAGTGCCCGCCGAATCGAGTGCACGCCGAACTTCGACGCGAAGAACAGATCGTTGCCCACGCGCTTGATCGTGCGCTTGCCGATGCAGCCGATGGGCACACGGAAGTCGCGAAGGAGTTGCCAGTTGTTGATGTCGGGATCGGCCACGTAGAGCAGGGTTTCGTTCTGGCAGAAGATCGCGAGCTTGTTGCCCTCGAACACGCCAAGACCCTTGATGCGGTCCTTGGCCGTGAGATCGTCGCGAATGTCGAACCGTGCGCCGTCGCCGGCACCGACGCCGACGGTGAAGTCGAACGCACCGGCCTTGGTCACGGCAAGCTCGGTGAAGTCGGGGCCGTAGGCACCGGTGACCAGTCGCGCCATGAGCGCGGCGGCGCACTCGCCACGAACGGCGATAGGCCAAGTCGTCTCGAACAGCCACGCGGAGCCGTCCCACGACAACGGCTCGTACGTGTTGCCGATCAGCGCGTATTCCTTGTTGAGAAAGTGCACCCAGTCAACCGGCGTGCCGAACGGCCACGTGCTCGCGGCGCTGGTCGTGACCGACGACGACGCTTCGACATAGCTGTGGAAGTGAATGAGGCCGGCGCCGTTGTCGAACCCGTAGAGCACGACACCGTCGCCGTAGTGCTCGCAATAGCCGATGCTCGGCGCCGACGTCGGCTTGTACTTGTGCCCCGGCAGCTTGTTGATCTGCCCGCGCAGGTCCACGAACGCGTGCTCGCAGATCTCCAGGAAGCGCTCGCCCATCTGACGCCGGTCGGCAATCGCGTCGAGCCCGACGAAGCGCGAATAAGGGAAGAGCTTCTCGGGCATCAGAAATCGGCCCCGCGCTGGTCGTGGTCGATCTCCAGGATGCCGTTGACGTTGCGCAGCTGGCCCAGCCACGAGTTCAGTTCGGTGTAGTACTGCGCCCGGGTCTTGGTGACGTTCTGCGGCCGGGTGGTGATCTCGCGGTCCACCGCCCAGTAGTACTTGATGCCCTCGATCATCACGCGGTCGCCGATCACGCGTGCCTCGCCCGGCGACGTGTAGCGCGCGATCCGGCCCCGGTAGACCGGCGTGACGACGCAGCCGGCCAAGGTGATGTGCGGAGCGTCGGCGATGCGCAGCTGGCTCTGGCCGTTGATCCAGCTTTCGAGCGTGAAGGTCACGATATCGCCGGGCACCGTGCCGTAGCCGACGCCGCGCAAACGAATGGGATTGTACGGTCCCATGCCGGTGAAGCCCGACGTGATCCGGATCGTGGTGTCGTCGGCGGTCACATCGGCCGTGCCGTCGTCGAACTGGAACTCAAGCAGCTGCAGGAAGTAGGGATGCCGGTTGATGTCGTCCACCACCTTGTTCGCCGCGTTCATCAGGTGGTTCTGGTACTTCGCGATGAGCACGGCGGCGTTCTTCTCGCCGGCCTCGTTGACCGCGTCCTCGATCAGCTTATCAAGCCTTGAGAACTCGCCGGACGACGTCGCCGGATCGGCGTTAAAGGGAAAAGGTCGATTGTTCAGCGCCGCGACCATCTAGACGGCCTGAAGTCTGGTCACGCGCTGCTCGCGCACGAACATGTGGTTCTCGAACCGCTCGACCTTGTCGCGCGGCACCGCCGCATAGCCGTCCTCGAACCGCACCTCCCAGTCGCCGAACAGCATCACGAGATTGGGATTGGTCTTGGTCGCGTACATCACGACCTCGCCGGACTTCATGCGCGCGACGCTGTCGCTGAACGCCTTGTGGTCGCGATACGACACGATCTCGTTGCCGATCACCGCGACCTCGTCGGCGGTGAAGAACTTGTCGGTGTTGAAAAGGAAATGCCGCTTGAGCCGGGCAGCGACCGACTCGGGAACCTTGACACGGCCCAAGTCGAACCGAACTTGCACGTCGCCCAGTTCGATCAGCAGGCCGGGATCGCGCGACACGAACTCGACCATGGCGCCGTCATAGGGCTGCGACGTGCCGCCCTCGCCCCACATCGTCCAGCGGCCATCGACCAGGGTCACCGATCCCGGAGCGGGAATAGCTGTCCGGTGGACCTCGACCGGATGCTCGGCCGGCGCCGCGAATAGCGCCTCTGGCGCTGTGTCCTGGCTCATCGTGTCCACGACGTCCTGGACAGCCGTCTCCTGGACATGGCTGTCCGCGCCAGGGATCTTCACGATCTCGCTGTCCTTGGTGACCTGCTTCGCTGCCGGCATGAGTTCTCCTCGATGTGAATTGGGGCGGCGAGAAAGAACTCCCGCCGCCCCACCCTGGACAGAGATCACCTTGGACGTGCGACTAGACGATCTTGGTCCACCCGGTGATCAGGGAGTGGGTCTTCTCCTGGAGCATCTCCAAGCCGCATTCGGCGAGGTACTCGTCGGTGACGCCGTCGATGCCGGGGGACTGGCGGTCCTTGAGCAGGACGAGATCATCGATGTAGCGGTAGCGCAAGTCGCCGGTGTCGAGGATGAGCATCATGCTCTCGGCGCCGGGGATCTGGCGGAACTGCGGGTGCGTCTTGACCATCAGCTGGCCGGCGAACGTCATGTACGACGTCATCGACATGCCGTAAGTCATGTTGGTGTCGGCCGACTCGATGGTCCACCGGTCCTTGGCGATGCGCTGCAGCATGTCGGCGCACTGCCAGCCGCAGAGGGCGAGCTTCTGCGACGAGCCGAACGCGAACACGTGCTGCGCCAGGAAGGTGTCGAACGTAAGCTCATCGAGCAGGCCAGGCGTGGTCGCCACCGAAACATCGAGCACGTGAGAGGTCAGGAACGACGTGATGCCGCCGGTGTAGCGCTCGGGCTGGCCATTGGCACCGGTGATGATGTCCTTCTTGCCCCAGATGAAGCCGCGCTCCGTCTCCATCATGTGCTGCTTGAGCGCGTCGCGGGTTTTTTCCACGTACTGGTCGCCGGTCCGGAAATTGGTCTTCATCGCCGTCCGGGTGATGTTCACCGGCGTCCGGAAAATCTGACAGAAGTTCTCGGTGCTCGCCGCGTCCCAGCTGATCGCGGTCGGCGTGTCGGCGCCTTCCGAGTTCGCATTGCCGATCAGGAACCACACGTCGGAGGCGTTGACCGCGACACCGGTGCCGGCATTGCCGATGCCGCGCGTGACGGTGACAGAGGTCGCCGTGGGCTTGGCGGTGACCTTCGCGACTTCGCCGGTCCGCCAATTTCGGATGAGAGCGCCGATGCGGATGAACGTGAGATCGGCGGCGGCAGTGGCGTTGAGGGTCACGTCACCGGCGAGCGCGGTTCCCGAGTGGGTGAACCGGAAGTCCGGAAGATCCTTGCGGAAGTTGTGGTATTCCGGATCGTCTGTCGATTCGCTCGCGAGCATCGACAGGATGGCGGTCAAAGGGGCGGAACCGTTGGGCTCCAGCATGAGCCACTTCTCGCGCCAATTCTCTGCACGGTGGTCGGCCGGAAATCCTCCGGTGCCACGCATGCCCAGGACTGCTGGCATGGACATCACCTCGATCAAGGGTTGCGTTACCGCTTGCCTTGTCCCGGTGCTTCGTCGCTATGCCAGCGTCTCCGGTGTCGGTCTTTGCCGGCCGTGAGGCGCGAGGGTAGGTCGGATAGGCACAGACTACAGCGCGCGCGGAGCTTACGCCTCCGCTTGCATCGGCGTCAAATGGCGTGGCAAGCCGCCGTGCACGACCGACCGGCGGTCGCCGGTCGTGCACGAGCCGTGCGCGATGTGATGCCCGGTCTGCTCCAGCTGACGCACCAAAATCATCGCTCGTTCGGCAGCTGCCGCTGCATCGCCATTGCCGGCGATGACGATTGTCCAATCGGTCATGCGGCCCTCACATCTACTCTCACATCTACTCTCACATCATCTTATCCATGAGCGTGCGGTTGAAGTCCTCCTCGGGGATCTGGCCATTGGGACCGGCGGCACCGCCCGCACCCGGGATCATGCCGCCGCCCGGGCGCGGGCTCGCCATTTCGCCGCCGGCACGTGCGAGATCGGCAGACACGCGCTGGGTAGCATCCTTGCGCTCTGCAATCGCGCGCCGGCCGGCGGCGACCTCGTAATACTTACGGATCGCGCTGCCCATTGCACGCGGATCTTGCAGCACACGTTGCTTGAATCCGGGGAACTCGCTGTCCGTCTCGCCGATGAACTTGGCGAAGCCGGCGACCTCTTCCGGAGTATCGATCCCGAGTTCGGTAGCAACACGCGCGGCCTCGGCGTTGACCGCGCTCTGCAATGCCTGTTGCGAACGCATCTGCAGGTCCTGCTGGAACTTCTGGACCTGCTGGACAAGCCCGCCATAGGTCCCGACCATGGTGTCCAGCGCGTTGCCGTGCTTGAACATCGCCATCAGCGCACTGCGTGCGCCATCGGGGAACTGCAAGCCGTTCATCTGCTCCAGGGCTTGCATGTCCTGCTCGGCGTTGGGATTGGGCGGCGGCAACGCGAACGGCCGGCTCGCTGCTTGCGCGGCGACGCGCGCCGCTGCTGCCGCCGCCGGCGCGCCGCCGGCCATGGCCTGGAGCGGATTCACCGGAGCGACGTCGGCGCCGCCGGCACCGTTCGGAGGCATCATTCCGTTGCCGCCGCCGTTCGGGGGCATGGCGCCGTTGCCGCCGCCGTTGGCGCCCTGCTGCTGGACAATGCGCTGGACAGCGGTCATCACCAGTTCGGCGAGCTTGCGCGGATCGCTGATCCCGGTCTGGCGCTTGATCTCGTTGATCACGCCGAGAACAGGTGAGTTCTCTCCCACCGCAAGGCCCTGCTGGGCCAGCTGGCGGATCGTGTCCACGGGATATTCGCGATCCTCGCCCCGGAACTTGATCCGCATCGTGCTCGGAAGATCGTTGGGCCGTGGGCCCGCCTGGCCGGCGTTGGTCTGCGTGGTTTCCGGCGGCGGATTATCCGTGGACATCGCCTCGGCCGACGCGGAACGCGGTGTACCCTTTCTGATTTCAAAATCGAAATCGGCCGGCACGGTGCCTTGCGTACGTTCCGGGCGCACCGACGTCTGCGCCGGCGGTGCCGCTTGCGGGCTATCGTTCGGCGCCGAACGCTGGTCCGGCGGATTGGCCACGGTCGCCGGCTTGTTGGCGCCGGTCGCAGCGGTGCTGGCGCCCGACCCGGGAACCCGAATGCTCGTCGCCGTGCGCTCGTCAACCGGCTTGGTCATCGCCATGGTCATCTTCTCCGTCGGTTGCGGACTGGCGGCCTTGTCGCGGCGCCTGTCCAATGATCTGTCCAGCGAACAGCACCTGTCCGCCGCGAATGAGGTCGGGCAACGTAAGAGCGGTCCGGAAAGCACTGGCCATGGCGGCGGCCACGCGAAGGTTCTCTGCCGGGCCGCCGGCGCTGGCCATGCAGATCTCCATGTGCTGCATCATCTGGTTGTCCAGATGGCGCAGATAGGTCTTCCAGAACCAGCTGCCGGCGATGCGGGTGTATTCGGCTTCGAGAAACGCCGGCGGGGTATAGACGGCGATAGGTTCCGGCGTCATCGCACGCCGGTGGCCTGGGTCGGCTCGGACTGCAACGGCATCTGCGCCTGGGGCGAGCTTTGCGCCGCCGCCGTGGCGCGCATCGCCTCGGACAGCGGCACGACATTGCCGGCCTGCTTGTCCTTCATGACCTGCTCGTCGGGTTGGACCTGGGCCTTGGTCTGCGCCATCTGCTGATGCGCGGCGGCGATCTGCTGCTGGACACCCGGGTTGTTCGCCATCGCAGCGGCCTGCTGCTGCGCGTTCTGCGCCTGGCCTTCTTTCTGGGTGTTCTGCCACTCCTCGACGTCGTTGAAGCCCATCGAAATGAACAGCTCGTTGAAGATCTTCGCCATGTTCCAGTTGGCGCCGGTGTTGGTTTCGCCGATGACGCGGATCGCGCGCATCAGGTTCTCGGAGTTGGCGCGGGGATCGGCTGGAAGCGTGCCATCGCTGAGCAGATAATCGAACTCGCCCAGCACTTCCTTCTGCTTCCACTCGTACCAGCCGTCCTCCATCTTGGCGTACTGCGGCGGCAGCTGGACCTGGCCGCCGAACACGCCGAAGTACTGCAGGTTCCACACCATCTGCAGAACCATGGGCCGGATCTGCGACGCGCTTAGCATGCGCGCCTGCGTGCCCAGGCGCTGCTGACCGAGAGAGGTCAGTCTTGCGATCTCGGTCGCGGAGCGCTGGGTGTCGGTCTGAACTCCCTGTGCCGTGTCGTTGGCCGCGAGCAGCCGCTGCTGCAGCTGAGCCGCTTGATCCATTTCTTGCCAGAAGCTGGCGGTCGAATCCTTCTGGTCAATCGGCAGCAAGGCCGACTTGAGATCAGCGCCAGGAAGAGCGCGAATAAGACGGGCGGTGTTGGGGTTGAGGATATCATCGATCATGACCTTGGTCGGATCGGCGATCATCCGGCCCCGGATCAGGTTCTGGGTGTTCTCGACGCGAGCGCGCAGCAGCCAATCCTGAAAGCGTTGAAGTGGCGCGCCCAACTCGTAGGCGCTGCTCGCGAAGATCTTGTGCGCGTCCCAGTCGCACGCGCCCGACACCACCGGGATCTGGCCGTGCGGGTACGGAGATTTATCGAACATGATCACGGTCTTCTCGTCCGCGACCACGATCCGGTACAGCCCGAAGGGGGCATTTATGCCGAACCATTTCGGCGAGATGTAAGCGTAGATGGTGTTCAGCACGTGCGCCCGGCCAAGGCCGAACTTGGACCCGGCCTGCGGCGTTTCGGTACGGCCCCCGTCACGAAGAGTATCCGGCCTGGTCCCGCGCTGGTTCTCGTTGAGAACCCGGTTGCAATCCCAGCCCATCACCAGGTGGTTCTTCTCGACGCGCTCCAGGTTGGCGTAGAGCTTGCGTCTATAGAGTGCGCTGATCGACGCCGTGGTGCGCACGCCGACGAAGTCGGCCTCGTGCGCGTTCTGCAGGGTCACGCGCGGATCGGGGAAGTAGGACCACGGATCGATGTTGAGCGGGATGTTCCCGACCTGACCGTAGTAGGTCGCTACGGGCGAGATCCCGTAACGATTTTGATCGAGCGTGATCTGGTAGAGCAGACGTTCGTAGCCGACGCGTCGCATATTGTTGGAAAGCTCAGCCTCGATAATGCGCGCTGCGAGCCGTGAACTGGTGCGTCGCGCGGGATAGATCTTGAAGGCAGGCATGCCTCCGAATATCGCGAGGTTGTAGGTGCAGCGAACGTCGCAGATCGCGCGCGAGTACGGCGTGCGGATGACATCGATGATCCGGGGCTTGCGCCGCCGGCCCTTCTTGGTGCTGGCCTGCATCGCCTCGACCGTCGCGGTCGGCACATAGAGATCGTGGGTCTGGTCGGCTTCGGTCCACGTGTCGTAGCGCCGCGAGATGTGCTCGTAGGACAGCCCGAAGCACTCGCCGACATAGTCCACGATGTCCTGCTCGATGTCGGACGGCAAAGCCGCCGCCGCGTTCTTGGACATCGTCAGCATGTTGGACACGGTTTCGGCCGACCGTGGGATATCGCCGTCGCCGATGATCGAAATGTAATCGCCGAAATTCGCGTCGGGCCCGGGCTGATCGTCCTTCTCGTTGGATTCGGTCTTGTCCTCGGCGGCGTTCTCGTTGTCGGGCCCGGCCTTGTCGCTGGACAGCGGGTTCCACGAGCGCCGAATGGTATTTCCCTCTTCGCGCACGGCGTTGGCCTGCGCCATCTGCTGGGCGACCTCCTGGCGGCCCAAGGCTAGGATGTCTTCCGGCGGCGTGTGCGGGCCCAAGGTGTCGGTGACACTTTCCCACGCGCGACGAGTCGGCAGCGCTTCATCGCGGATCGTAGGGAGGGACTTGGCTCCAGGCACCGTCGGCGTGACGAATCCCGACATATCCGACTGATCGCCCGTGTCCGGCACGGCGAACGGATCGACGGTGCGCGTCGGCATGAAGCGGCTACTCCGGATGGTATGTCCCGGCGGGACTGTACACCAAGTCTCTGAAACGGCTAAGCTTGCTTTGCCGGACTTTCCCCCGGCGGCGCCCCGTGCTCCATGGGTGAGTACCCTCCCCCGTGGTCACGTCTCCATCCCCGGGGTCGCCGTTTCCCTCCAGGTGGCGGTTGGTCCCGGGGATGGGCGCTTAGGGCCCCGCGCCGGTGCAAGGGCGTGCGCGCTTGCGGTAGCCCCCAGACCGGCGCGGGTGCTTCAAAGAAAAAGGCGCGCCGTCGTTCCGTCGGCGCGCCTCGCGACGCAAGTCGCTTGGTCAAGCAGTCACGACATCACACGCCTCCCCACTCGTTGCGCCGAAGCATCCGTTTACGCCAGCGCCGGTGTTCGCGCCAGTTGAACAGCATGATCTGACCGGCGCCGGCGATCACACCGAGTGCGAAGCTCCAGCCGCTGAAGTCGCTCATGGCTTGAACGGGTGATCGACGCCCTCGGCGTCGGTCGCGATGGTGGGCCGGCGCCGGGTCTTGCTCCAGCGCATGGCTTCCTTGGCGTCGGCGAGGATCTTGTCGGCTTCCTCGACCTGCCGGCGCACGCGCTCCTTCAATGTGCCGGCTTCCGCGAGCTTGACGTTAATTGCCACGTGTCGTTCTCCCGCACCGTGGACAGCGCCAGATCGTACCACCGCGCCGGTCGTACTCGATGACGCCGCCGCAGCCGCCCCACCAGCACATGAAGATGCGGCGCAGCCAGATCATTCGCCGTTGGGCCGCGCGATGGCGCGGATCGCCCACATGAAGCCGGTCTGGATCTCGGTCTTCGCGATGGCGGCGGACCGTGCGTTGACGCCGGGTGTGTTGTGCACTTCCTGGACGAGCGCGAGCACGTCCTTCTCGCACGCCTTGAGCTTGTTCATGATCGCGATCTCTTCCGTCGAGAGATCGCGATACCCGGAAATCTGCTTGTGCTGATTGTCCACCATCAGATCACTCCCTTCTTGAGGGCGAGCCATGCCGGCATCGTCCATGTGTTGTTCTCGTCGTCGCTGCCGTAGCCCTGCTCGACCTGCGACTTGGGAAACTAGATCTCCTCGCCGCCCTCGACGCGCAACAGCACGGCGGCGTCGGTTTCACGAACCAGCTGTCCCCAGATCTCGACGGTGTCATGCGAGGTGGTCATCGACGTTCTCCAGGTCGCTGTCGCTGTCGCTGTCGTCGTAGGCATCGCTCGCTTCGCCAGGCTCGCGCATGTCGTTGAGCCGCGCCTCAAGACCCCTCGTATAGAGCCCGTCCTCGGGCACCAGCATCGGCGGCATCTCGCTCGCGGCCAGCATGAGCGCCGTCACGCAATCGTCGTACATGCCCATCGGCGAGGAGTACCTGACCTTGCCGGTGGGCAGGATATCGTAGGTGAACGCCTCAAGCTCGTTCCACAGGAACGAGATGTCCTTGGATGCTTCGGCGGTGACCGTGGGTGGAGGTATATGCATGGCGCCGCTCTCGATCAGGCTGGCGAGATTCTGCGTCATGAAGGCTTTTCGCTCGTTGGAAAACTTCACGCCGGTCATCGGCACGCCGTCGCCGGCCATGGCCTCGTAAAGAACTTCGCCGGGGCCGGCGATGTCCATGACCATCTTGCCGCGATAGCGCGTGAGATAGTTTTTGATCCGCATCAGCATCGTGTGCCACGGAAGATCTTTGAAGCGCTCGAACCCGACGACCTTGTTGTTCTCGTCCAATGATAAGAGCACTGTCCAATCGGAATGCCGCCCGATGTCGATGCCCGTCCGGCAGTTCGCCGCCTGTGGGCGGAGCTTGCAATCCTGGGACCGGGCACGCATCGCGCTGAGTCCCTTGAACACCATGCCGCCGGTGTCGAGGAACTCGGCCATGAACTCCTGATTGAACATATCCTCGGGGAGTTCGAGCTTGAGCCGATCCAATTCCTCCACGGGGATGTAGGGATTGTCATACGTGGAGAATCGGAAGCTCTTCCACATGTTGACGCGCCCGTCCTTGTCGTCCTTGTTCAGGCCGCGCAGATAGATCTTGTGAAACGCGTTCTTGCCCTTGGGCGTGCCGCTCAACCATGCCCAGCCCTGGCGGTCGATGAGCATCGCCGCGATAGGGCCTTCCCATAGCTCCATCAAGGCCCCTATGAGCCCGGCCTCGTTGATGATGATGCCGTCGTACTGCCCCGACCGAAGGTTGTCCGGCTGGTCGGCCGAGAAGAACGTGATCCGGTCGCCATTGATGAGGGTGACCTCCATCGGCGGCGTTCTGATCACCCCGTCTTTCGCTATGAGCTTTCCCGATTCGGCGAACTGCCGGAAGATCCGAAAGCTCTCCTTGCCCTGCGGGTTGTAGACGGGGTTCAGCCACGCGTAGAGCTTCTGACCCCTCGGGGAGATCTTCGAGAAGCACTCGATCAAGAGATTGATGCTGATCAAGTGGTCCTTGCCCCAGCGTCTCCCGCACACCAGCGTCTTGAAGCGATGATTGTCGCGCAGCACCTCCATCTGCGTGGGATGGACCTCGAAATTGAAATCAAGCATGGTCACCCGCCACTCCACGCAACGCCGACAACGCCGGCTCCGGATCTTCGACGGCGCCATCCCACGGCGCCGCCGCCGGCACCCGGGCCAGCGTGCGCAGCGCATGTCGCTTCAGCGTCATCGCGTCGGCGTTCATCGCCACGACATCGGCCAGTGCCGCCCTCAGCAATACCCTCTCCCGGCGAAGATTTTCGATCTCGCCCTGCATCAGCTGGCTGCGCCGGATGACGCTAATTCGCCCCATCGGGTGTGTCCTTCTCTGGAAGATCGCGCGGCAGCGTATCACGGACGACCGTCGGATCGCCGGCCGGCGCATCGGGACCACCGGCCATGGCCTTCTCGACCACCTCGCCCAGGTTCATCGTGATCGGCGAGATCTGCCTTGCCGCGTTCGGGTGATTGGGCCCGCCAGCACGTAGTCTTGCGTCGGTGGGATCGCCGGCGCCGTCGGCATTGGTCACAGTATTCACCGTGATCTTTACTTGCCGGGCGTCGATGTGGGTGCCCTTGCCAAGGCCGGGCCGGCCCTCGATGTCCATGTCGGTGATCGGCGGCAACAACCTATGGAGGATCAGGCCAGCAAGCTTTACCTGCGTAGCGGTCATCGCCGCCGCGTCGGGGATCATTTGCACCGGTCTTCCGCTCGGATCGATGATGGTGTACGGCTCGGCAAGGATGAACTTACCGATGCGATTTGCTATCTCCGGTAGGACTTTTGCGAGACTCGTCCTGAATGCATGCGATGCATCGAAAAACAACTCTACGTCTCCACGCGTAATGCGTGCGATATCTCCGGGCGGGGCGTTATCGCGCGTCATGGACGGCTGCGGGAGGTTTGGACGAAAATCCACGCCGTGCGCGCTGGCCGCAGCCTTGAGATTTGCGGTTGCCTCCTGGTGGGGAATACGCTTGCGGCTGTGCAACCGAGCGCCATCGGGGTACTCGGGCTGGGGGATATCGTTCTCGATGACACCGTAGGGTGCATCGGGAGCACGGATATTCGCCGTGTTGGGCGGCTTATTCGGGTGCCGGTTGGTGGTGCGATGCGAGGACATGATGGGGTTCCTGTGAGTTGGGTGTGTAAGTGTGCGGCCGGGGGCCGATCCTGTCCATGGACAGGTCGTTGCGGGGTGGTAACGCGGTTCGACAGGAATTTCGATTCATATGAAAAATCAAAAAGTTAGAGGGTTCATTGGAAATTGGTCGGGGTGCCGGCGGCGAAAACCTCTTACTCACTCTTGCACCACCTCACAGCGCGCGGGCGGGGGGCCCCGCAGGCCGCTGTCAAGGTGCCCAAGGTTCCAAGACAGGGGCCTTCGCGGCCGGTCCATGGACAGTCCGCGCACAGCGCGGGCTGTCCATGGACCGGCAGGCCGCCCCCGGCAACCACGTAGCACGC